CACCGAATCGAAAGCCCTTTGGCAGCGAACGAAAGTACTCGTCATGGTTGCCGATGATGTAGTGAATCCTGACACCCTTTCTGGCTAGACGAAGTAGCTTTTGCACCACTGTGTTGTGTTCAGGCTTCCACGAGTAGCCCTTACCTAGCTTCCACAGATCAATGATGTCTCCGACGAGGTATAGGTTATCCGGCGGCTCAGTCTCCAGAGTCTTTAAGAACTCGAGAAGCTGCTTGTGCTTGCAGGAGATTGTACCGAGATGGACGTCGGAGATGAATATTGATCTGTATTTTGTCATTTGACGTACTTTGCAACTATGACCTTGAGAGCTTCAACGTCATCATGTATGGTATGTATTTCGGTTAGGTTTTGCAGGGAGTCGATCGTAGTGTACTGGTTGGTGAATGCCTGACCCAGTTTGAGATATGGATAACCACCAGTGTAGTAAGTCACAAGAAACTGTGTCAGCTTTTGTGGTGTCAGTTTCATGGTATTCATTTATTCTCGACCTCCCAAGCCCAACGACTTACAACCCAATCGTCGATGCAGTCTTGCTTGGTGTAGTCACGATAGACTACCTCAGGTCCAAATTTCTCACACATCTTACTATACCACCAGGCCCAGTACATGTCAAGGATCTCATCCTCAGACACGGTGACCACGACTGCATCATCTAGTGACTCGGTCTGCTCGTTGTATGACCAGTATCTCATGGGTTGTTGATCTTCCACTGCCGATTAATCGTATCAATTCCTACATCACTACATAGGCTAACAAATTGACCGTCGTGTCCAAGCAGTGTATCAAAGTGCTGAGCTAGCAGCAGGTTGGGACACGCTTGCGGCCGAATTTCCTTGATCCACTTAGCAGCGCCTTGAAGATCCTTTGTTCCGTTGTGCTGGAGCCAAAGAGCCATAGCAATAGCAGTACTACGACAAGCACCTGCAAAGCAGTGCACGACTACCCGGGCATCCTCCGGAAGCTTTGAACCCCACTCGAGGATAGTCTTGGCGTGTTGAATCGTGGGTGCATTAGCCTTGGTCAAGTCTTCCTCATCATCAAACCAAAGCTGCAGGTGGTTCTGCCCATCAATCCGAGGCGGCCGGAAGACCCAATCGCCAGGATCAAGAGTGCTAAGAAGATGAGTAGCAGCAAACTTCTTTGCCGTCTTCTTTACCTCCGACTTTCCACACACAATGAACTCAGGCACGATCGGCTCCTTTTCAGATGTTCGCCCACTTCTGAGTGTACTTGCCGCATGCGCAAACCCAGCCGTTGGTAGTGGCAATCAGCTCTCGCTGGTTTGCACAGACCTTGTAGTCACCGGGACACGTGTAGGGATGAAAGGTGCCCGTCTTTTGGTATTCATTGAGACGAGCTACGGTCTCATCAGACCACGGTGTGTTATCCATTTTTTAATGCCTCTCTAGCCTTACCCGCGGCCTTCATTAGATTATGATGGATCCACTGCTCATCATCACCCCGAGCGAGAGCAGAATTAGCCCAGTCAACAGCGTCAATGAGACTGGTCAATATCTCTAGCAGGCGTTCGATTTCATCAGCGGCTTCCTTACGTTCCATGTCCCTGTTACTTGGAAATGGATCACGGAGGCGTTCAACAATATTGCTCATCTCATCACTCCGCTATGAACTTTGTCGGTCGGTCCAACTCGTCGTAGCACACGACTCGCCTGATCCCCACGTGCCGAAGAGCCGACCAGCAACTCCGACACGGGTAACTGCACCCAAGCACTCCTCGCCTCTTGGTGTATCTAGACACGTAGGCAACAGAGCGCTCGGGCTGAAAGTCAGGCACTCGCATTGCGCTTAGCAGGGCAGACATCTCGGCGTGCAGGCAAGAGCTGAACTGATTCCACCTTGCCTGGAAGGGATGGGTCTTGATCTCGTTGAAGCCAGTCCCGACGACCTCGCCCTTCTGCACGATGACGCAGCCGACCTTGTGGTGACCACGGGTTGAGAGTCGGCTCCACTGCTCTGCCATGCTGAGGTAGCGGTAGTCCCGAGACTCTAGCTCCACCTTGGGCAGCGCCGCCAAGTACTCGTTGAGGTTCGAGAACACCTTAGGCTCCCGAACTCCAATAGAGCGCCTCTTGGATTTGAAGTGGATCATGGGTCTCTTATAATAAGGGATTGCCGATCTGTCAACCGCTAATCGTCATAGGACTTGCCGTTGTTACCGACAAACAGATCAGCAGCAATCAGGTCTAGCATGTTGACCGGAGTATCAGCCTCAAGACTGTAATTTACCCATGCATACGACGCCAACCTGCTGTGGCGATCAAACGCCATGTTCAGTTCCCACGACTCGTGATAGTGTCCGGGCAGGTCGAACTTGTAGTGATAGACATTAATGAAGTACTCGGTGCGCCATTCATTATCTGCTTTTTCTACCAGGACACGCTTTTGATAAGAGGCAGCCGCCCGCTTAAAGGTGTCGTTGAACTTCTTGTATCCGGCGGCAAGAAGGTTCTCTTCGTTGAGCATGTCTTTGTCTCCTCAGTTACGGCAGCAGGTGACACGAGCCACCTTGCGCCAGTTGGACTCAGAGCGGCGGCGGATGGTGCCGACCTTGAGCGCCATCCGGAGACTGAGCTCACGGAGTCGGTCCTGGTTGGACTCGAGGAAGTCCAGGACCTCGGCCTGAGCGGTCGAGGACAGGCCGACGTTGGTCAGCAGGCCCTGACGGATGACCTGCTTGATGCGGACCATGTAGTCTCGCTTGGTCTTCATCGCCAGGTCGACGTAGTGGGCCCGAGACACCAGCGCCTGCAGGTGCGGCGCGAGCTTGGAGCCGCGAGCGATCATGCCGTCGAAGTCGTAGTTGGTGACGAAGATCACCGTGCCCTCGAACTGGAACGACTTGGGCAGCCGCTCGGCCGTCTCGTCGTCAATCAGCGAGCCCTCGGTCATGTAGGAGATGATCCGACGGTCGTTCGAGTCGAGAGCAGCCTTGAGCAGGTTGAGCGCCGTCTCGTCGAGGAACACGTCGTCAGCGTCGTCGAACACGAGGACCTGACCGCGAGCTCGGTGCTGGTAGAGCAGCTTGTAGAGCGACGTGGCGCGAATGTAGCCCTTGACGATGCGGTGGCTGGTGCCGTTGGGGTCCCAGCTCTCCAGAGCCCGCTCGACCGTGAAGGACTTGCCGAGGCCGGCAGGACCCGAGACGATCATGGCGTTGACGTCGCTGGCGATAGCCGCGTCGGTCAGCTCCTGGAGGACCTCAAAGCGCTCTTCGAGCCGCTTCTCGATCTCTTCGTCGGTCTCCTGAGTCACCGGTTCGGCGATCTGGACCTGCAGCATCTTGTTGATCTGCAGCTTTTCGGTCTTGGGCTTCCGCTGGTAAACGCCGCGAGGCATGATGTCTGTCTCCGTTGTTTGACTATTGAACTCTATACCAAACCGAGATTAAAGTCAACCCCTCAATTCGGCGAGGCGTGCATTCTTTTTCCGCTGGAATTCAGCCTCGTACTGCTTGCAGCTCTTGGTGAGGAGTTGGGCAAGTTCAGCCTCAAGCCCGCTGTGGCCGTTGCGGTACATGGTCTGAAGCAGGGCCTTGATCTTGTTGATACGCAACTGCCGGGTGGTCATCTGTCTGTCTCCGTGTTGATAGTCCCTTTATACCCCTATTCGGGATTAAAGTCAACCCGGGCCCGGGCACAGTTTTGTAACAGGGCTATCGGGCGCCCGCCAGTCCACCCGCCCCTGGGACAAAAAGTCAATGATTTCAATGGTTTAGCTAGACTATGGGTTAGAGCGGAAACCAACAAAATCAATGGTTTAGCCAGGAAAATCAGCTACCAACGATCTAAGTCGGCTAGACTGATGGGAAACCCACTAGGATGGCTTAGCGCGATAGTAGCCGCAAAATCTTTTTCTAAAAAAGTTTCCGTTATAGATCAACGGTTTACGGCTAAGTCATTGATTTTGTACCGGTTGACTTTTAAAGCGGCTAGGGGTATAAAGAGACTATGAACAAGGGATGCAACATGAAGACCGACCTCTACAGCCTGATCCAGAAGTTCCGCGGCGATGTCCTCGTCGAGGTGGAGACCCTGAACACCCACATCTTCGTGAAGGTCAACAAGGGTGACTTCCTTAACCAGATCGCTTGCCGCGGCATCACCCTGGAGGAGATGGAGGCTCGCGAGATGTTCACCGGGCAGCTCTACGTCTCCAAGATCTACAAGTGAGGGGTTGACTTTATTCTCAGCCTGTGTATAATGGTTAGTGACAAAAAAGGAAACCTTACATGAATATCCATACTCTGACCACCAAGATCACCGACCTTGCCAAGAGCTGTAAGCTTGATGCCGAGGCCAACGAGCTCTACCGACTGGCGGATCGTGTCGGTCACCAGGGCGCCCTGTTTGAGAAGCCCCTGACTGACGCCGAGATGGCGATGGTCAAGCGTCTCATTTCCATCTGAGGAGAAGCAGAGATGCGCTACGAAGTCCTGATCAAGAAGGGCCGCAAGATCATCGAGCGGCACCAGCGGGAAGACTACACCGATGCCATGCGGCTTCTCGAGTTCATCGAGGAGACCATGGCCTACTCCTATACGGTCGAGTTCAAGGACAACTCGCCGTTCAGCCGCCGATAAAAGCGGTTGACTTTCTTTTTAAACCGGTGTAAATTCAACAAGTCAACGGAAACAGAGGACACATACCATGGCTCACGAACTTGAAGTTGTGAACGGCAAGGCCAAGATGGTCTTCGTCGGTGAAACCCCCTGGCACGGCCTGGGCAAGCAGATCTCTCCGGATCTGACGCCCGACCAGGTCCTGGCCGAAGCTGGTCTGGACTGGGAAGTCTCCAAGGTCCCGGCCTTCGCCAACATCGCTGGCAAGCAGACCGCGGTGGGCTGGTCGGCCCTGGTCCGCTCTGAGGACAACAAGGTCCTGGACGTGGTCTCCGACGACTGGAACCCGGTGCAGAACCAGGAAGCGTTCGAGTTCTTCAACGACTTCATTGCAGAGGGTGACATGGAGATGCACACCGCTGGCTCGCTCCGTGGCGGTCAGATCGTGTGGGCGCTCGCCAAGGTCAAGGACAGCTTCGAGCTGTTCGGCGGTGACCGTGTGGATTCCTATCTCCACTTCACCAACTTCCACAAGTACGGCTGCTCGACCGACGTGCGGTTCACCCCGATCCGTGTGGTCTGCAACAACACCCTGACTCTCTCGCTGAACACCAAGGTGGAGCGGATGGTCAAGATCAGCCACCGCCGCGAGTTTGACGGCGACAACGTGAAGTTGATGCTGGGTGTTGCCCAAGAGAAGCTCTCCAAGTACAAGGAGATGGCCAAGTTCCTCGGCGCCAAGCGCTACACCGCCGACTCCATGGTGGACTACTTCAAGTCGGTCTTCCCGGTCTCCGGACCGGAGAACTCCAAGAAGGAGATCAGCAAGTCCGCCAAGACGGCTCTCGGTGTGGTCGACACTCAGCCCGGCGCCGAGTTTGCTCGCGGCAGCTTCTGGCAGCTGTTTAACACGGTGACCTACCTCACCGACCACCTTGCCGGCAAGACGGCGGACACCCGACTGCAGTCCGCCTGGTACGGCTCCAATAAGGTGCTCAAGACTCGGGCGCTTGAGACTGCAATCGAGATGGCCGAAGCGGCCTAAGGAGACAAATATGTCCACACTGGTTCAACTATCGTTCTACCGAAACGACGAGAATTTCCAGCTCAGTTTTGACCTCAAGGAGGAGTCTCTCGGTGAGATCTTCGACAAGCTAGAGATCATGCTGGCGGCTCTCGGCTTTGTACTTGACGGCAAGATGCTTAACCTTGTTGACAAGGATGATGACTCGGTTGATAATTCAAGTGGTCTAGGGTTTCTTGCCGAGGACTCCATGACCACCACGTTCACGATCCACCCAGGCGGAAAGGTATAACTGATGGCTCGTCTCCCATCCCACATTCAGTCCAAGGTCAAGGACCGAAAGATCAAGACGTCTAAGACGACTGAGTTCCTGCTTAACTTGAAGCAGATGGGAGACGAACCCACCCTCTCACACCACTCTGAACTGCCTGACTCTGAGTACACCAAGGCTCTGCTGTGGTACAACACCGTGTGCTCTCGCGACGACGCCCGTGAGTATGCGGAAAGGTACCTAAAGTCTTCCGGCAGGACTGGCGATGTCAAGTTTCTAAAGCAGGTCCCTGATGTGTGGTTCCCTGTCCACATCGGATGGATTGCTCGTATGGCGTCTCGTGGCGTCAAGCTCAAGCAGCGCACCCTGGACGCTTTCGAGAAGCGCCTTGCCGAGGCATTCACCAAGATCCCATTCGAGCCTGTAAAGGCTGCCAAGACTGAGCACACGGTCAGCATTCAGACACGAGTCTCCGACAAGGCATCTGATCTGATGTACGAGATCGAGAAGATGATCGACGACCATGGCTACTCGCCGACCTTCTCCGTGTACGACTGGCTGACCAAAAAGCAGGCATCTGCAGCCCTGGTGCCTCACATGATCCGATTCTTCAAGCCCATTGCAGAGGAATTTGCAAAGCTTCATCATGCTCGAGTCATAAGCACCAAGGGAGCAGACCCCCAGTTGCTTGAGGGCTATGCCAGCTGGACCAAGACTGAAGTTAAGCAAGCTCACCTGTTCTATATGAAGCTGATGGAGGAGTTTGACCGCTACCTCGGCAACACCAAGAAGCAGAGGGTGCCTCGAGCCCGCAAGGTGGCGCCGCCCGAAAAGCGACTCAAGAACTTCAAGTTCCAGAAGGAGAGCAAGGACCTCCGTCTGGTCTCCATCAACCCAGAGAAGATCTTCGAGTCGGACGAGCTCATGATGCTGAACACTAAGTACATGGTACTCACGATCCTCAAGCGGTCAGAAGGCAACTCCTTCGACGTGTCTGGGTCATCCTTCAAGAACTACGACGAAACTGCAAGCAAGTCGTACCGACTCGGCAGGAAGCCCGAAAAGCTGATCGAAGAGATCTCTAAGGCTGGCAAGCGAGCCCTGGGCAAGATCCTAGACAAGCTCAAGCCGACCGCACTGCAAGCCCGAAGCAACGAAAACATGATCCTATTGAAGGTGACATGACATGATCAACCGCGAATACGTCCAGCCAGAGTACACGATCATTGACGGCCGCCGAGTCGTGATCGCCAAGCACATCACTGAGACAAAGTACGGGCGGACCTACGACCGACTCGATGCCCCATACGGCTACAAGCGAACCGTAAAGACACACGACGGCAGTAGCCAGTCCGCTATGGTCTACGTCACCAAGGGACTGGACGGCTCAGTCGAGCGCTATGCCATGGTGCAACGCCCAACCACCGATCCGCTTGTAGCCATGCAGTGTTTTAAGTTGACTTGAGCCAGAAAGGTTATATAGTCAACTTATGGTCCCGTGGTCCAATGGATAGGGCAACAGCCTTCTAAGCTGTAAGGTGGGGGTTCGAATCCCTCCGGGACCGCCAAGTTAGCAAGAGGAACACCTCGGCAGTCGTATCGAAAGATACCAAACGGAGCCTCTTGCTGTGTCGGTGTGGTGTAACGGTAGCACGGCGGTCTCCAAAACCGCTAGTCCCAGTTCGAATCTGGGCACCTTCGCCAAATTTCTCACGGAGCTTAGGCCATGTGGCTTTTATTTCTCTACCTGGCCCTTGGATATGTAGCGCATCACTGCGCTCTGTTCACGGTAGCTTCATTAGCGGCTTACAACGAAGACTTTGAAGAGTTTGTAAGCAGGGTCCTCATGACGGTCTACAACGGCATTGCGGTGGTCCTTGTGACCTGGTTTTTCTTTGATGTTGCCTCTACGGCCGTTGTTGCATTTTTTGCAGCACTCTTCTTTACCATCTGTAGGATTGACTTAGAAGCCACCCATGCCATAATGCATGAGGGTGATGACGAATAGGGCCTGTAGCTCAATGGTCAGAGCGGACCGCTCATAACGGTTTGGTTGCGGGTTCAAGTCCTGCCGGGCCCACCAAAATGCGTGAAGGAATATATCATGAACTTGGCTATGTTTGTAGTGGCAGTCTTTATTCTCAATGGAGAGATCAAGACCGTCCGTCTGGAGACCCCAAACGTGCAGCAGTGTGTGACCGATGCACTTGCGGTTGAATCCACACTTACGGCTCTCGGCGCCGAGGTGTCCACCACATTCTGCATGATTGAGGTGACGCGATGAAGGTCTACATCGGACCATACACAGAGTGGGTCGGAACTGTCCAGATTGCTGAAAAGATCCTATTTTGGAAGAACAGGTATGCAATCAACAAAGACAACCCCCTTGAGAACCATCCAGACTCTATCGCAATCCACAAGCTTGCAGATCTGCTTTGCAAAATCCCAGGTCTCAGTAGATTTTGCGAGTGGAACTATGAGAGGCAGAAGCGGAGGATCAACGTTCACATTGACGGTTACGATGTTTGGAACGCAGAACACACTCTTGCACTGATCATTGTTCCTGTTCTGAAGAAGCTCAAGGAGCAGAAGCAAGGTTCCCCATTTGTCGACGATGAGGATGTTCCTGAGCGTCTTCGTGCCACTGCTGCCACACCTCTGACTGAGGAGGAGAAGAATACCGGACACACCGATGATCTTTGGGAACAGCGCTGGAATTGGGTCCTCGACGAGATGATCTGGGCATTTGAGCAGCATGCTGCGGATGACTGGGAAACTCAATACTATTCCGGTGATACGGACCTTGTCCTTGAAAAGGTCGAGGGGACAGGATACAGCAAGTTGGTTGAGGGACCAAATCACACATTCAAGATTGACCTAGAAGGCAGGAATGCTGCCTACAAGCGCATTGAGAATGGACGGCGTCTGTTTGCCAAGTACTACCAGAGCCTTTGGGATTGACATGCTACAGGAAAAGATCAGCAACTTTCGCTCTGACATCTATAAGATGATCAAGGACTTTGATATGGACTTCATCGACGCGGTGGTGCACTGGTGCGACATCAACAAGGTCGAAGTCGAGCTTGCGGCGTCTCTAGTCAAGACGGATCCCAACATCCTACACGAGATCCAGCTCGACGCAGAGAGCCTCAACTACCTGAAGAAGACTGCTCGGTTGCCGCTGTGACACCCTTCGAGGTCTATAGAAACTACCTTGCCCTGAAGAGCCATTTCAACAACCCCAAGTACGACTACTTCAAGTACAACGGCAAGAGCGGCGCCAGCCCAGAGTCCTTCAGTAAGAGGAAGGACGCCATGTTCTTCCAGAAGATCGCCAAGCATAGGGATCCACACGGACTCATGCTGGCAAACTTTGTCAGGAATCCAAAGCTCTGGGTTCGTGACATCGCGTACTCGGAAGAAGCCGAACAGACTTACTTGGACTGGACCAAGCGCATGCAGTCCCTGACCTACGCGTTCAAGTCAGACCTTTCCAAACTCGATGCACCCTTCGATTCCAACTTGATAGTCAAGGACAACGAGCATCCGACTCTCCTCAGACTGCTATTCTCTGAGGAAGTACAGCCAGAGACCGTCTGCATCATAGCGGACCTCACTGGCTGCCTAAAGCACTGGGATCAAGAGCTAGTGTTTGACCCAGTTTGGGACGAGATGGGACTCTTCATCAGGAAGTACACCCCGTTCGTCAGGTACGACAGAGAGAAGATCAAGAAGACTTTGGTTGACTTCTTCTCTGAGTGATGTATAAATACATTTGGGTCGCCAATACAGACCCCGATACACACAAACAGAACATACAAACATACGGAGACATACACATGGACTTTTCTGCACTCAAGAACCGCAGCGGCAAGAGCTCTCTCGAAAAGCTCACGCAGGAGCTATCCAAGCTCAACACTCAGTCTGAATCCAAGGGCGGTGATGACCGCTTCTGGTATCCTGCGGTCGACAAGGCTGGCAACGGCTACGCTGTCATTCGCTTCCTTCCCGCTCCTGGTGATGAGGACGTTCCGTTCGTCCGGATGTTTGAGCACGGCTTCAAGGGCCCGACCGGCGTCTGGTACATCGAGAACTCTCTGACCACCATCGGCAAGCAGGATCCGGTCGGTGAACTCAACTCCAAGCTCTGGAATGAGTCGACCGACGACAACTCTCCTGGTCGCAAGCAGGCCCGGGCACAGAAGCGCAAGCTCAACTACATCTGCAACATCTACATCGTGCAGGACCAGGCCAATCCCGAGAACAACGGCAAGGTCAAACTCTTCAAGTTCGGCAAGAAGATCTTCGACAAGCTGAATGAGGCGATGAATCCTCAGTTTGCGGACGAGAAGCCGATGAACCCGTTCGACATGTGGGAGGGCGCTAACTTCAAGCTCAAGATCCGCACTGTCGAGGGCTACCGCAACTACGACAAGTCTGAGTTTGCGGACGCTGGTCCTCTGTTTGATGATGACAAGAAGCTCGAGTCTGTTTGGAAGTCTGAGCACCTCCTGCAGCCGTTCCTGGCTCCCGAAAACTTCAAGAGCTATGACGAGCTCAAGGCCAAGCTCAATCGGGCACTCGGTCTGAACGAGACCGGTGACTCGGTGGCGCCCGCGGCCGCCCGCCAGGCTGCAGCGGCTCGCAAGCCCTCTCCGACCGAGGACGACCTGCCGTGGCAGGAGCCCAAGGCTCCGAGGGCGGCTCCCGCCAAGACTGAGTCGGTCGACGACGATGACGAAGATTTGGCGTTCTTCAAGCGACTTGCAGATTGACACTACGGGGGAGCTTCGGCTCCCCCTCTTAGTTTAAGCCGCCATGTTGAACAGCTTGGCGTATCTCTCTGCGGCATCATCCGGCTCGACATTACCGGGATCATTTGGATTCTGCGCAGGACCGCCCGACACCGCCGCACCTGGAGTCGCCTGACCTGGAGATTCTGATTGTACGGCCGTGACGGTGGGCGGCACTGGCGTTCTCTCAGCCATTGCATTTTCCTGGGATGCCCCTGCAACTGCAGCACCCATCTCGTTTCCTGAGGCTTTTGGCGCCGGAACTGGTGAAGATCCACCGCCGGTCTCCATCTGACCGCCACCCTCGCTACCGCCAGAGCTAGGCGCTTCTGCCATGGATGGCGATGCTGGACTAGTCGCCACTGGCTCTGCTGCAGTCTCACCCGCTGGTGACTTCTGGATCTGTCCCGTCATGTGAGCCTGGAGTGTATCCTTGGACCACTCGGGAACCGATCTAGCGGAAAAGTCAGGTCCCCAGACTCGCCTGGACTCTACGTCGAGGTGGACCCAACCAGGCCTGTAGACACCGATGCCGCCGATACCCGCAGCCGAGGCCGCTTCAACTAGCTTGTTTGTCTCTTCCTCGTTGCCCTGGAACCTGATGTCGACCGCGCTGGCTCTTGTATGAGAGGAGTTCCTTGCACCTCCCGCGGCGGCGTTGCGATGTGGATCTCTAAAGCCGCTGGTGATCGTGAGCTTCTTGCCGAATGCACTCTCAATCTGCTGGACCTTCTGAGCGATGTCCTTCTTGATCCTGGGATCGACACCCGACGCGAATGTCAGACTGCCGGTTTCAGCAGCGCCTTCTTGTTCTTTTGCGAGCTGCTGAGAGCCGCTTCCCTCAGATGAATCACTGCCCGAAGGGGCGGGTGCAGGTGTAACAGTACCACTACCTGCGGCTCCAAACGGAACAATACTAGGCATGGTTGATACATTCGACTTTGCTACCTGATTAGGTGCTGATCCGACAAATTCAATCTCACCGCCCTTAAATGTTACAGCTTTGGTTTTTGTGATCAGCCCCATCCCAGATGGACTTGTCCTGTCTGGAGTTGGTGCATTCTTGATAAGAGATTCTGCTGTTATTGTCGTCACCGAAGACTTAGAATCTGAGACCAAATCACTATCTTTAAGCATTCCACCTGCGGCTGCTCTGGTTACAAGATCGGCATTGTTACTGGGAATCACTGCAGGTACTTGCACCGGTGTTGCTGAAGCTGGCGCCTCTGTGGCTACCGAACTCGGAATTGCTGGTACTTGTGTCGGAGCTACTGGTGTTGCTGGTGCTGCAGGTGCTTGCACCGCTGGTGGCACTAGTCCCGGTACTGCTGGTACTTGGATTGGTGGTGCTGGTACTGCTGGTACTTGGATTGGTGGTGCTGGTACTGCTGGTACTTGCACCGCTGGTGGCACTAGTCCCGGTACTGCTGGTACTTGGATTGGTGGTGCTGGTACTGCTGGTACTTGGATTGGTAGCGCTGGTGGTGCTGGTACTGCTGGTACTTGGATTGGTGGCGCTGGTGGTGCTGGTACCTCTGTGGCTACAGGGCCTGGTACTGCTGGTACTTGCGCTGGTGGTGCTGGTAATGCCGGAACTGCAGATGTACCAGCGGCTGGTACATTGTTGGCTTGAGGTATGGCAATGTTATTAACAATTTCTTCCCTAGCCTGCTCAGCTGTCATCGTTCCATAGTGTAGACCTATTGTAATTCGATCGGCCTGTTCTCTAGTCAAGACGCCACTTGAAATTGCAGATTCAAGCTGATTGTAGATTTCCCTCTGCTCTTCTGATAGCTGAACAATGGGTGGCGGTGCATCATTCGACCCCACTCTTGTATTTCCCACCGGTGAAGGCGATGGCGGCTGTGTTTCAGATTCACGTCTAGCTTGATTTTGTGTTAACGCGTAACCTGCCGCACCGACTACAGCGGCTCCTGCCAGCACTGGCGCCGCGCTTCTAGCAAGGCCTGCCGCTCTTCCAAGCATTCTGCCAAATCGACCAAGCATGCCAACTCTTTGTCGACCGCGAAGTCCCTTGACTGCTTCCAAAAGATCCTCTAAAAGATCGACACTCTTTCTCTGTTCAGTTGACAGAGCATTTAAGGCTTCTGCCATGGACATTGTCTTGTCCAAAGCCTTACGGCTTCTAGTCGCTTCCCTTACACCCTCTGTACTCTTCTTTTTCTTTTCATCATTGACGTATTCAATGACCTTAGCAAGTGTGGGAAACGCAGTTCTAAAAACGTCTCCACCCAGACGCTTCATCTTATCCTTTGTCGTCTCACCCTTCTTCTCACCCTTGATTGTCTTAGTTAGTTTAGTGAGGGTAGGAAATGCCGTGGAGAACATATCTCTACCGACACGACCGAGAAGACTCCTCGACTTTGTATCATCCTCTTCCTCATCCTCTTCCTCACCCGCAGGTTTCTGAGGTGAAACTAGATTACCGACTTTTACGCTGGAGAGGTCACCCTTCTTGTCTACGACTACTACCTTTTCAATTTCTTTCGGCTTTGACGTCTTGTCCGGAACAGGCATTGTTTTACCTGCGCCAGCCTTGGGCTGCTCTTTCTTTTCTGGTATGACCTTTTGCTCTATGGGCGCTGCTTGCTCTACGGGAGTTGTATCACTAGAGACTGCAGGTCTGCTCTTACCCTGAAGGGTTGATACTCTCTTGACGAACCTTTTTCTGTCAAACTTTTTGCCGACCTTTATAAAGGCCCTCTCTATTGACGATATGAGAAGTCTCTCTACCTTCTCCAGATGCTTCTCGAGATCATCGGGATCGGAAAGTAACTTTGCAAGAGGACTCTTCGGATCCGTCAGATCCTTCCTTGCTTCATCCAGTCGCAGCTTGACATCTTCAGGTGTATATTCCTCATAAGGCTTTCTGTTGCGCCTGGGAAGAGGCTTTTGCGCAACTCCCTCATCGCTATCCGGGTACTTGTCTGACATCACGCCACCTGCTTTTCTAGTCTTCTATTTAAGGACACTTCACCTCTATCAATAGATGCTTGTTGCTCGCCGGCAACAATCCTCTGCGGCAAGGATGCAGGCGGAATCTGCACTACAACTTCCTGGCCCTGACCTCGTGCTTGCGCCTGGTCTGCTGCCGCCATCTGTGCGCCCTCTGCAGCTAGAGCGGGACCAGGACCAGGCGGCGCTTGTTCAGCTGAGGCTACTGCGGTTCCCTGCTGTATGACCTGGACACTGCCCACACGGAATCCTTCGATCCTCTCCATTGCAGCAAGCAGCGCCTGTCTCTGGCCAGAGTTTAGGTCCCTCATCATCGTGCTAGGCGCTACACCTGCAGCCGCGGCCGCGACTCTGATGTACATCGCAGTGTCGTTTTCGGACGGCGGTGCATACCTAGTGATAGCTTGAGCTATGGTCAGACCGCTGTAATTCCTGCCCTTAAACAGCAGCGCTTCTTTTGCTCTTCTACCCACATCGTACGTCGGGAAGATGGCAAACCTACCGTCAGTTCCGATGGCTCCCTGGCGTCTAGCAAAGTCACCAAACTCGATGTTGCCCGGGTTGTTGTTTCTCCAGTTTCTAGCGCCGGTTCTGCGCTCTACCCTACCGTCATCGTACCTGACCACGTTGAATCCAGGACCCCTCTCCACAACCTCAGTTATGGTACCAGTTGATGCGCCCGCACCGGTGCCATCTCCACTGATAGACGGAGTTACAGGCACCGTTGCAGTTCGCTGCGCCGATGCAGATACTTGAGATATAGGTGAGGTTGATGGTGTAGTAGTTGCTCTGGGTGTGACACCGCCAAAAACAGCCCTGCCGACTCTAGAAATGTTTCCATATACGCTTGGCGTAGTGCCACTAGTCGGAGGCCTCGTAACAGGCAATGGTCTTGCAGCGCTATCAGGTGCCGTCTCCGCCGACTGCGGAGGAGTCAATTCTGTTCGAACCGGTGCCGATGCTTCCGGACTCTGTCTTCTCGACCTATCGAGGTAAAGCTGATACCTTTGTCTTCTGAGCCACAGTTCTCTTTCCGCTATTCTAGCTCCGCCGCTCAATTCTCTGGGTAAGTTCTCAAGAAGGGTCTGATCTGTAACGTCTCTGGTTGCCTCTGTTATCTCTGGCCAGAGTCTCTGTATCTCTTCAGTTTCGCGTCTAGATTCCTCTACCCTTCTTTCCTGACCTCGCTGAGCTTCCCTTACGGATCTTTCAGCGTCCGTTTCCCCGCCTGCTTGAACTTCGAGCTGTGACGGCGCTGGCTGGTCAGAATAAAACTCAGCTGCAGCTCCAGCTGCAGGTCCTGCCTCTCTTGTAGCTACTCTTTCCCTATTGCTTCTTGCTTGCTCTTCAGCAGCCTCACTTAGATATGAAGCGACCTGTATGACTATTTCCCTGAAGATTTCTTCTCTTTCGGGGTTATGGGGATCATTTTCCGGGTATACGCCGATGAGTTCTCTGTATATCTCTCGTGACTCGTTCACCGTGGCTGCAGCTGCACCAGCCGCGATACCAACAACTGGTATAGCGCCAAGTAAAGCAGCTCCTAATTCTATGCCTGCACCGACAAAATCACCGTTTCTAAGTCGATTCAAGACAGGAATTGCTGCAAGAGCTATAGCAAGTCCTGGTATGATTCTCCTGAAGGAACTAACCGCCGCCCTTCTTGCAGCTGCTGGAATCCTGGATCTTATTTGCGCTCTTAACTGTTGGGCGCTAAGTCTAGAAGCTTCGGGTGCTCGAGGACTCGGTGTCACCGAAGGAATCAAAATGGGTCTAGGTGCTGCTGCAGGACTTGGAGCTCGAATTGTAGGCTCTATTCTAGTGGGTCTAGCCTGAACTGGGGGTCTTACCCTAGTTACAGTTTCTCTTACAACCTGTCTGACGGCTTGTGTCTGTCTGGAGATTTGCTGTCTTATTGCCTGCACACGACGAACTCTCTGTGCAGCTCTCATGCGGCGCAGTCTTTCGCGACCACGCGCGCCAAACCTACCTCTTCGACCTCTAAGCCTAGGTCTCGGACGCCCACCACCGATACCTGGCAACTCTCCACCTGCACCGTCAGGGTTGAGATCAAGACCTTTCAGCTCAGCAATGATCTTGGCTAGGATATCATTTTGTCTGTCCTGCAGTTCCACAGATTCACTTATGCGCAGGACATTTGCCGCCGCAACTTCCATCTCCTTAGACTTGATAGTCTGAAGTCTACTCTCGCGGTATGCCTGAGCTGCGTCGACTACCACCTTCTTTGCAAATGTACTGGCTAGAGAGCCAAACCTACGAAATGCTGACTTGGAGGCGTCAGTACCAGCTGCGGCTCTGGTACTGACCCTAGGCCTATCGGAGGCAGGAGCCACCGGCGACGGCAGTGGTCTGTTGCTTGCCGGTGACTCCGCCATAGTTAGTCTCTTTCAACCCTACGGTGACGTCTCATGTCATCATCGTCGTCATTGTTCTCAATGGACTTGATCTTCTCCTGCCCACGAGTCCATGCAGCGACGCCGAGGATGGCACCGAACGCAAGGTGAATGATGCCGCCGTTGGACAGAGACAGGCTCTCCCAAGCGGCATAGGCTGTGTCAGCAAGTCCAAAGCTCTTCATGATGATCGGAATGAACATAGCAAGTAGCGGAAACATCACAAAGTCCATAAAGCAGATGAGCATGTAGAGCCAGCCCATGGCTGGTCTCCAGTATGCCCTAACCCAGTGTTCCTCTGGTTTCTGTGTGTCAGCGCTTGTTTGCATTTTCCCTCTGCTCCTTTAGCTCTTTAAGGAATTGCAGAAGCATTTGGACGAAGACGTCACGCTCGAATGGTATGAGTCCCTCTACTTCTTTAATTGAGTACTTATGGTGCTGAATCAGGGCAAAGAGAGTTAGGTAGTAGTTCTCTAGCGTGTTGTGATTCAGCGCAACGTAAAAAAATCAGTTAGGCTCGTAAGTTCAATCACTCTCTCATTGCCGCTAGAGTTGGTGTAGGTCAGTTTGTGGTGCAGACGAGGCGCCGCAGCCATGAAGTTTTGGATCTTCTCCAGGGTCTCAACGCCGCAGTCATCCAGGAACTCCTCAATCTCCTTGAGAGAGTAGTCCGCAGGATTGTACAGGTCATCCCCGTCATAGATCTTGTCGACGCAGCGAAGGATCAGCTCGTAGTAGGCTTCGTCGCCTGCGGTGAAGTACTGCTTGTCGTCCAGCAGGGACGCAGCGGGCCACCTCATCACGAATCCCATGGAATCGGTGACCTTGATGACAGGGTCCACATTCTCTGGAAACTGGACCTTGACTTCCTTGAGGTCGATAGTGAAGTCGTATACCTTCCTGTCCTCGCTGTCCCTATAAGATACCTGGACGATGTTGCTTACAGACACAGCTCTCAGCTGAAGGAACAGGTACTCGAGGTCAAAGATCGGCAGCTTGTCCACGTCGAACGCCTCACTGATGGCGCAGTTGTTGACTATCTGCTTCACGGCTCGCAGTGAGTCTGCTGGATCCTCTGACGACTTTGCAATCAGCAGGATCTTCTCTTCCCTGACGAGAAAGGGTCTGAACGACTCCTTCTTGCCCGTGGACGGAACCGTGAACTCGTAGATTGGGTGCTTGACTTTAGGTAGTGGCATTATCTAATCTCCAAACGCATTGTGTTGTTGTTAGTTGAATCACGTGTTTTGTATCGCCAGTGAGGATCCGGATCCCTGTAGGAGCTGGTGATTCGTATATGCAAACACGACACTGGTCTTGAACAGCTCGTTGGTCCTTGACCATGCAAGACCTGCATCAGCCATTGATATGGGAAAGGCTTCGACCAAGCCAAATCTCAAGATAGGAGTTACTTCTCCACCAACGCCAGATTCGGTACCGGTGCTGTTGTAGACCTTTATGTCCATGTCGACGCAGTAATCTTCTTTGTACCCGGTCATGAAAGTGGGTATTCTGACAACAGCGCCTCCCGATCCTGAGATGTCGACTATGTTGTACATCCAGTCATAGAAAAACTTTGCTATGGCCATCTCAGACGTGTCGATGAAGTCTATGGAGACCTCGTTGAACCTACTCTTTCCAGTCGGCGTCTTGATCCTGGGCCCTACGCCGTATCTTCTTGACTCGTATGTGTCAAACACTATCCCGGGGATGTTAACCCTTTCGGCTCTCATGGTCATGACACGAGACGCCTCAACGCCGTATGAGCCGGCTAGTACGCCTGGAACTGGTACTTCGACGTTGAACTTATTTACGGGGAGTGTGCCGTACCTTCCGATGTTATCGGAAAACTCTTGAATGTTGAACGCCATTAGACTACTTGGCTCCTAGACCTATTCCAGACCGTATTGACATCAGCCTTGGCAAACTTTTCGGTGGGCAGCATGAGGGCAACGTCCCAGAAGTTGGGCTGTATCCTGAGAAACTTGGACTGCACGTGATCGAGCAGGTAGTGCTTGACGCACGGCTCGAAGTATCTGAACCTTGATGCCTTGGACAGTAACTCGTAGCTCACAACCAGCTTCGTGGAGTCGTTGAACTTCTTGTTGTTGGTGATCCCATAGAGCTGGTCCATGAGCTTTGCCCTGAGCACCGGCGGCAGGTAGTGGAGGTTCATGCCGAGGAAGCCACCTGGCTTTGGACCGATCACGAACACCAGAGGAAACATGTCGTAGTAAGGCAGGGTCTTTTTGTTCTTTGGGTCGTAGAAGAACGAGTACATGCTTCCGATCGACCCACCGTCTATGCTGGTCTCCAGGTTGTTGTCGTCCGGATCTTGCATGAGCTTGTTGCGATTTACTGACTTGACAGCAGCCGCCTGATTGCGGAACCAGGTTCTTGCATCCCTCTGACGGACTGATTGGTCGATGCCATCAGCCTTGCCAGTCTTAGCTATCTTCTGAAAGATGTAACTTGCCAAGGTGTCTCTCGCTTCTTCACCCTATTTATCACCACGACCGTAGATCTGATCCTCAGTCATGATCATGAACTTCCATCCTCGGTCCTTGCAGTAGTCCTCGGCGGCTGTCCACTTGGCCTTGTTCACGCCCCACGTCATCACCTCAGTCAGGTACCTGCGAGACTGTCTTGGGTTCTCTGGTCTCTTTGGCTCGACTGTCTGCGCCTTTGGCTTCACCTCGACCAGCACCGTCTCGTTGATGCCCTTCCTCGTACGCATGTGGACTAGGAAGTCTGGAAAGTACCTGTGGACTCTGTTGTCGACCGGTGAGCGATAGGGTATGATCCTCTCCTCGGACGACCACCAGAGGACATCTGAGTGCAGGTCAAAGTAGCTCATGAGCCTGAGCTCCCATCCGGATCGGTATACGATGTTAGAGGGATCGCCCCTGTACTTGTCGGGGTTCTTTGGCTTGAAGAAGCCCTGGTTGTATTTCGGCATGGGGTCTCATGAACACATATAAATAGCGAGGTCGGAATATTTATAAGAGAGGCGTCAGTTGGTACGACAGTTAATTGAAAGCGCTGTTTCAGACTTTCGTCGCCTCAGAGACGGTGGTGTTGGATACAGTGCCCCGTTTGGGGGAACAACTAGACTTGTTTTCCCAGAAGACCTAAACAGAACATCATTTAGCAGATTGAATGCTGATAGCGTAGAAGTGCCGTACATGACCATGGGCTTCAGCTCGTACGAGAGGCGCTCTATCTACCAGCAGCCATTCTATAGAGATGTGATGAGGATTGCACTGCCACTTCCAGACAATCTGACCGAGCAGACAAGTGTAAGCTATGACAAGAGCACTGAACTTGGTTCCGTTGCTGGATCTGTAGTCGAGGGCCTGTCACAGGGCGTTCCTGCAAATCTTCAAGAGGGCCTAAGATCAGCTGAAACTGTTGCGACCGGAATAGCCGCATCTGCAATACGAAGGCTAGCCAATGCATTGAGTCCCAACATAGGCAACGCGGCTTCAGCTCTGACTGGTATAACGGCAAACCCGTTTCAGGTTGTCCTCTTCAAGTCACCGGAGTTTAGGGCACACACGTTCAGCTGGCAATTTGCGCCGAAGAACAGGAACGAAACTGACACCGTAAACAACATCATCAAGGCATTTAGGTATCACGCTCTTCCAGGAGTTCTAGGCGCAGGCGGTGTGATCTTTTCATACCCGGAGATACTCACGATCAACTTCAGGCCGCAAGAGACTGCAAACTACATGTACGAATTCAAGCCGTGTGTGGTCGAATCAGTTGCGGTGAACTACACGCCAAACGGCCCGTCATTCTTCAACAGGACAGGTGCTCCGACCGCAGTCCAGTTCACCATCCGAGTTCAAGAGATAGAGATCTGGACCAAGGCTGATTTCCTTCGAAACCCTCAAGGCATATTCAATAATGCCACCATAGCCGGCAATTTTTTTGAGCCGTAAGGAAGTAGTAGATGCCTGAGAGATACTTCGACAAGTTTCAGCGTATCAGATACGCCAATACGGAAGTGCGGGACATCACGCAGCGCACGGCATTTCTGAATACGGTATACAACAATCCCGTGTTTTACTATCCCTACGACGTAGCCCAGGGAGAGAGACCGGACATCATAGCCAACAGGTACTACAGCGACCAGTACCTATCATGGCTACTTTACATGTCAAACAAGGTGATAGACCCATACCACGACTGGTATCTGGACCAGACTACGTTTGAGGAGTTCATTGTCAAGAAGTACGGCTCTCTGGCCAACGCACTGACAAAGATCAAGTACTACAGGAACAACTGGTACTCTGACTCGAGTCCGACCATATCGTCCACGACATATAACAGCCTGGATGCATCTCTGGTCAGGTTCTACGAACCCGTGCCGATCAACGGCGTAGTCACCTCTAACCCCAGAGAGTACACCAGAACAAAGGTCGACTGGACCATAAAGACTAACTCCATCGCCAGATACTCAACTGCAAACGGGGCAGGGTTTACCAGTGGTGAGGTTGCTGATGTAGTGTATGACAGCAACAACAGAGGCACGGGGCAGGTCACGTTCGCCAACACCACGACTGTCATGCTAGAGAATCTAGCGGGCACTGCCACCGGCGGTAGTATATCAGGATCCAGCTACATCAAGGGCAGAGAGTCACTTGCAAACACTGGCTTCACCTCCGCCAACGTGGTCATAAGCAACATACCTGCAGTCGAGCTACCGTACTGGAGCCCGGTCACCATGTACGAGCACGAGAACGAAGTCAACGAGCGAAACAAGTCCATACTTGTCCTGAAGAGCGAGTTTGCTCCTGGCGTGGCTCGAGAACTGAAGAACCTACTGAGGTAGCATGACAAACCTCAACTACAGAAACGGCGATGTACAAATAGTAACACTGACGATCACCTCCGAGAGGGGTACGATCGACCTCAAGTCATCGTTTGTGGGAGCGTCAATATACGAGAGCGTGTTCACCCCCGGCATGGTGTGCGACATACGAGTGCTGGACATGAACGACTTGCTCGGTCAAGCAAGACTTGTCGGCGACGAGGTAGTCATCTTTGAGATCTACGTGATGGGTTCGCAGAATGCCCTGTATAGGTTTGCTCTCCACGAGCTGTCGGAGCTAGAGAGCGTCGGCTCACAGAAGGGCAAGACTTACACTCTCAAGTGCGTGTCTGAAGAAGCCATGTATGCAAAGACCAACTTCGTGCAGAAGAGTTACAACCAGCTTTGCTCCGAGATGGTGGAGGACATTTACTACAACTACCTGCGCAGCTCTAAGCCCATAGAGATAGAGACCACCAGGGCGCCTCAGAAGATATTGGTCCCAAACAAGAACCCGTACGACGCCATAAGCATGATCAAGAAGAGATCCGTATCCGCGGACCAGAGGTCATCCTTCTATGTGTTCTTTGAGAACAGAAGGAACGAGCAGCAGACGTTCAACTTTGTGACGCTTGAAAAGCTTTTTAGCGAATCCACGGTCAAGGACTTTCAGATGTCCGACGCCATCAACACCTCCATCTTTGCCAGGGGCGATGACAACATAATCGCGTTCAGGATCCCAAACCAGTTCAGCTCCACAGATCGAATCGCGTACGGCGGTCCAAGAAGAATAGTCACGTTCAACTTTACCACGTGGCAGTTTGAGACCAGGAATGTCGAGACAAGCGAGTCTACCTTTGCTGCTGTCGGCGGTGCAGGATCGCTAGACAGTCGGGCATTCCAAAACAAGTACTTTACCTCAGATACTCCACCGCAGTCGATGATCCCGGTAGACATCTCGCAGAGGCCCGAGACGTTCATCCCAGAGGCTACGCCCGACACTCAGGCGCTCATAGCGCTATTGATGCAGAACTCGCTGAGGATCAAGGTCATAGGAGATACGGTGCTCACCGCCGGAGCCACGATCAATTGCACCTTGCCTAACCGCAAGTCATTCACCGACGCTCCATCAGAAGATCCCTTGATCACTGGTAAGGTGCTGATCACTAGGATACACCACAGGATCGGTACGGCAACTGACAGGCCTAGATACACGTGCTCCATCGAGGGAATCAAGGGTCGCTATGAGGAGGCGCTTTAATGACTGAGAGAAACTTCGGAGAGAACACCACCACCTGGATCGGCATTGTCGCCAACGTCATGGATCCACACGAGTCTGGCAGAGTCCAGGTTCGTGTGTTCGGTCGCCATGACGACGTCATCAACATTCCAGATGAGGATCTACCCTGGGCCCAGGTCATTCAGCCGGTTACTTCTGCTGCTATCGGTAGAATAGGAACTGCACCAGTTGGAATAGTGGTGGGGACTAGAGTATTCGGACACTGGCTCGATAGGGACCAGCAGTATCCGCTGGTGATGGGGACGGTCGGTCGGGCAGGCGCACCGGTTTCAGGTCAGACTGAAGGCGGCGCCCCAGCGGTCAATACCGCATTCGGCAGCATTCCATCTGCTACTGTAAACAGTCCAAACAACCCGTACTCATCCCTAGCGCCAGAGAGGATCCTTGTGTCCTCGATTAACTCCGGTGAGATAAGCGTCGACGAGGTCAACAACACCGAGGGCGCCGTGATCACTTCCGCCGTAGAGGAGGGGATGACATACGCTGAGGCGCCGACAACTGCATCTGCCGATCCGCAGGCTGGAGACATCCTCGCCATACTGAATCAGGTAGATCCGCAGAATCAGATAGCAGCGCTGCAGTGCTTTCCGGGTGCGGCGACAAGACTCACCATATCCATAGATCTGGGCGCAATTGCCGCAGGTTTCATCAACGTGGTTGCCGATGCTCTAACTAGGACCATACTTGATCTGATGGAGCAGTTAGGTGTCAACAGCGTCCTGAGAGCACTAGATCAAGCGGCGTTTGCCCTCGCTAACTTCAGAGCGGCATTTGATGCACTGCAGTCAGGGGGCATCTGCGGCGCACCTGCTGCACTAAACTCCATCGACACCGGCACCAGGGCGCTGCTTCGCTCGTACACCAACATCCAGACTGCAATCCAGCGTGGGTCAAACACCCCGCAGACGCTGCGCAGGAGACTTGGTCAGACTCAGCAAGAGATCCGGTCAAGGGCTCCAACAGAAGCCTTTAGGCCCGTGTCTGTAGTCTTAACGGCGCCGGCCGGCTATGTCCAAGAGTATCACTCATTTGCTAGAGATCCATACCCCGGATACATCAGATGGAACGACCCGACTGGTGCGGGCACTCCTGCCTTCACTCTTAGAAATGGGCAGCCGAACTTCGTGAGCGCCCAACAGCAGGCTAGCTTTGACGTAAGCGGCGCCATCAGATCCAGCCTGTTCAACGCGATACGAACTGGAACTCTAAATACGACCAACCTACAATCAATACTGAGTCAGGCAACTGGAGTGGCGCAGGCATCGGCTCTCCGTAGCGTAATCGGCGGCGGTAACCCAGTTCAGATTCTTGCGGCTGCAGCCAGACTTGTCCCGCAGATATATGCAAGCCTGACTGGACTCTTCAACCCAAGCATCTCCGTGTCCGTGCTCCCTAACTCGGGAGCCATACAGCAGTCCATGCAGAGGTTCACACAAGCTCAGTCTGTTCTAGCTATAAGAAGGGCTCAGATGGAAAACGCGTTCAGGAGCATTTGACATGTCAGACAGCGGCTCCAACAGGAGACACCCACAGTCTACTTTCTCGACTGAGTATCCCTACAACCAAGCGACGATCACCAGAAGTGGTCACGAGTTCCACATCAACGACGCTCCCGGAAACGAGAGCTTGAGGGTAGCGCACACCACTGGCACATACGTCGAGATAGAGAAATCTGGTCGATGGGTTCAAACTGTGGTGGAGAAAGTCTACAACTACTTCAAGGGCACGTTTACGCAGACCATAGACTCGCATGCAGACATAAAGATCGGCGGCACCTACGCACTGAACATCGACAAGTCATCGTATGAGAACGTGGCGGGCAAGAAGTTCACCGCAGTGGGCGATGATCTAGTTGACGGCGTGGGCGGTGTCAGAGAGGTGCACACGGAGCGGGACAAGACCGAGAGCATCAACGGATCTTGCACGACTGCTATCCGCGGCGACATGAATACCGGGATTGAAGGCGCATGCTCGACCGACGTGAAGGGCACAAGGACGGACGTGCTGAACGACGACTGGTTCGTCACGGGCAAGAATGCAGAGATCAACATGACAGGCCTGTTCAAGGTCAAGTGCAGGACCATGGAGATTGATGCATCAGATACTGTGGAGATTAAGGCGGGCAGTTCCATCACCATAACAACTGCAGGCGGTCCGATTACAGTTACTGCCCAGGGTGTTGTCTACATCAACGGCACGCAGATTCGCCTGAACGACTAGGTAGGATAATCAGAGATGTCAACTAGAGCCGACAGGTACACACAGATACAGAAGGTCCCGGACCTATACTCGGACTTCTTTGATGACCTAACGCCGCATCCAGTCACCAAGGACCTGATGCGGGTGAGGAACGACCAATCTGTAAAGCAGTCTGTGAAGAACCTGGTCCTCACCAACATCGGAGAGAGGCTGTTTCAGCCCACGATCGGATCAACGGTCACCGGATCACTGTTTGAGCCCAACGACGCGTTCCTTGCAGACGACTTGAGGAGCAGCATCAAAAACGTCATAGAGTCAAACGAGCCTAGAGTGACTCTAATAGATATCATAGTCAGTCCTCAGTCGGATGAAGTTTCCGTCAACGTCACAATCATATTTGCTTTAATAAATAACATGCAACCCCAGAGCCTTGACATAATTCTAAGAAGAGTGCGCTAATGGCAAACAACTCGATAAGTCTGGTCAACCTGGACTTTGACACTCTAAAGACACAGCTAAAGACGTACCTCAAGGGTCAAGCTCAGTTCTCTGACTACGACTTTGACGGGTCGAACATGTCCGTACTTCTGGACATCTTGACATACAACACGCACCTCAACGCGTTCTACCTAAACATGGTAGCGTCTGAGATGTTCCTGGATTCCGCACAGCTCAGGAACTCCGTGGTATCCGTCGCCAAGGCTCTGAACTACACGCCCAGGTCCGCTAAGTCTTCCAGAGCAGTCATCAATCTGGTGTTCCTTCAGTCGGGCCTGCAGAAGTTCACCATACCAGAGAACACCAGGTTCATAGCAAGGAATTCCAGAGGGACATTCCAGTTCCTGACCAACGAGTCTCAGATCCTCTACCCGGCAAACGGCGCCTTCAGGGCTAGCAACGTGAGCGTGTACGAGGGATCCATAGTTACGGATTCGTTCGTTGTCGACTACTCCACCGAGGGTCAGCGATTCATAATGTCGAACGAGACAATAGACACCGACTCTGTGCAGGTCGTCGTGTCGGAAGACCAGGGGCAGACCAACACTCAGTTTACGCTGGCGACCAGCCTCTTCGGTCTGACATCCAACTCTAATATCTACTTCCTGCAGGCGACTGACGACTCCAGGTACGAACTGGTGTTCGGTGACGGGGTGTTCGGAAGGAGACCCAAAGACTCCGCCGTAGTTACAGCGTCGTACAGGAACGTCGCCGGTGCCGCGGGCGACGAGTGCACGGGGTTCATACTTTCGGATAACCTAGGGAGCCTAAACGGCTTTGGATCCGCCATAGCTCCGACAATAACGGTTGTCAACACGAGCTCGGGTGGCAGTGATCCAGAGACACTGGACGAGATCAGGTTCAGAGCTCCGAGGTCCTATCAGACGCAGGACAGGGCAATCACCCCAAACGACTTTGAAGCGCTTGTCACCCAACAGTTTCAGTACGTCAAGAGCGTGAGGGCATACGGCGGTGACCAGATCACCGGAACGCCGGCGTTCGGCAGGGTGTTTGTAGTTCCCCTGACATTCTCTGGCGACATCCCATCGCTGAACCAGAAGTCTGACATTCAGTCATACCTCAAGGCTAGAACAACCATCGGGATAGATCCAGTCGTGATCGACCCTGACTACCTCTTCATTGAGGTGGATACCAACGCTGCATACAGCGACGCGGACACGACACTGAGTCCTGCCGACATCGAGGCTGCAATCAAGCAGGCCATCGAGAACTACAACAGCTCAGAGCTTGTTGACTTCAATGTGGAGCTTAAGCTCTCTCGACTTGAGGCTGCAATCAACGACGCCGATCCCTCGATACAGACAAACACCACCGAACTCACTCTCCGCAAGGACTTCAAGGCGCTCATTCTACAGCGCACGTTCCCCAGCGTGACATTCAGGAACGCCATAGTCCCCGGAACAATAACCTCGTCTGCTTTCATCTCAGACGGGAGCAGGTTCGAGTACACCGACTACAATCCAAACCAGCAGACTCTATCGGTGACCGTGACCGATAACAAGACCACGATCGTGAACTCGACAAATGCGGTCTATCTTAAGAATATCACAAATCCCGGTGCGGTGTCGTACTCACCAGCGGGCACCGTGGACTACAGCACGGGCTCCATAACCCTGAACTCCATCGTGCTCACGTCTCTGGAGGGCAACGACGGGATCCTGTTCTACGCAAAGCCACTGCTGCAGGACATACAGTCCAAGGAAAACGACGTGATCGCGATCGACATCGAGTCCGGAATATCGGTCACCGTTAGAAAGGCCTAAGGGATGAGCAACATCGAAAAGTTTATCTCACCCTTTATAGCCCAACAGTTTCCTTCGTTCTATAGGTCTGAAGGCAAGAACTTTGTAGCCTTCGTAAAGGCATACTACGAGTGGATGGAGCAGAGCAACAACGTAACAAGTGCCTCCAGATCACTCCTGGAATATGCCGACGTAGACCTGACCACAGACGACTTCATCGAGAACTTCCGCACGCAGTACATCGCCAACTTACCCGAGTCGGTGGTTGCTGACAAGAGACTTCTGATCAAGCACATAACCGACCTATACAGGTCAAAGGGATCTCGACTCGGCTACGAGCTGCTATTCAGGCTGGCGTTCAACGAAGACATAGAGATCTATGTACCCAACGAGTTCATATTCAAGCCGTCCGACAACACCTGGACCATCCCTAGGTACCTCGAGGTAACATCCAGTCCCTTCCTGGCGCAGCTGATTGGGACTGACATAACGAATTCTGACGGTACCGCCACGGCCATTGTTGAAAACTACTCCAGACGAGTTGTTCAGGGCAGAACGATCAACGTCCTGGAGCTCTCGTCAGTCATCGGCGAGTTCAAGAACGGCGACAAGATCATACCGCTTGCGCTGGGAGGGTATTCAGTCGACGATGCTCCGATAGTCAGGGGATCACTGCTTGCTATTGCCATCACTGACGGTGGACAGAATTATTCCGTCGGTGACATACTTGACGTAAGCGGCGCTGGTGTGGAGGGTCGGGCTAGAGTCGCTGCAATCTCCAATAACTTCACGGGTTCAGTTGACTTTCTTCTGGTCGACGGCGGATCAGGCTACACGTTAAATGCAGTTGTCACGGTTGCAAAAACTCTAAATCTCAACGTCACTGAGATGGTGTTCCCCATGGTGGTGGGCGATGTGGTTGTGGATACCACCACCAACGCCAACGGGACAGTCGTATTTTCAAACAGCGTGTTCGTCCAGCTAGTTGACTTCAGTCCGTCTCTACAGTTCACACCGGGTAACGTGCTGCAGGGATCTTCCAGTAACACCACGATTACAAGAGTAACTGGCGGTACCGGCGAGAGAGCATCCTTCAGAGTAGGATCTATCATCAACAAGGAATCCATCACGTTCATCGCTGATGTGCTTGATCCATACCTATCAATTCAATTGGACTCGAGTGGCGCTAATTCATATGCCCTGGACGTTTCGGGAGTGTCCGGCACGTTCGGCACTGGCGCCACGGTCACTAGCTCCGCCAACTCAATCACCATCGAGTGCATTCCGACCTCGAACACTCTCATCCAAAAGGACGAGGGACTCAGCAATACAGCGCTAGGTATATCGGGACTCTACGTGTACAGGGCAGATGAGTCTCTCATCTTGTGCACCGGCACCGATGCAGACCTGACCAACGCAAACCTCATCTCGGGGTCAATACTTGTCGGCAACGTGTCCGGAAGCTCTATACAGCTCATCCATCAACCTGTAAAGGAGACCGTTAACGGCGCCGGGTTGGTAGAGGCTGCAAATTCGTCTCAGATCAGACTGTCGTCGGTCAACGGATACTTCGTGACTACATCTACCCTGAACAACAGCAACGCTGCAGGGTCGGCGACTATCAGTTCAGTGGTACGACTGACAGATTGGAACTTTGCTAACTCCATCACCGTATTTGATAACCTGGACTCTGTCATCACCGACGTAACTCCAGAGACAACCGAAGAGATAGGCACGATCGCGTCACTGACTGCCATAAATCCAGGCTCTGGATATCTGACCCGTCCATTCATAACGGTCAAGGAGCCTTCGATCATATCGCTCAACCTGTTCGACATCGACGGCAGCCAAAAGGGAAACAACGCGATCGTCGACTCAACTATCATATCCGGCAACGGAGTGATATCAGCGGTTGACGTGATCGACTCGGGCTTTGGTTACCTTGATACAGAGAGCGTAAGTCTGAACCTGACAGGGAACGACACCACGGTCCTAGGATCTGCAATAGTCTACGGCACCGGCAAGGGCACCGGTAGGTGGTTAAATAGAAAGAGTTTCCCGAGTGATGTAGATAAGATCCAGGATGGACTGTTCTACCAGAACTACTCGTACGAGATTGTGGCGCAGAGGATGCTAGAGTCGTACGACAAGCTGGTAAGAAACCTTGTCCATCCGGCGGGCATTGCTCTATACGGTCGATATCGCTCGATAGACTACATCGAGGGCGATGCGGCTACAGTTGCCGGTTCATCAATACAACAGCAGTAGTGGTGTAAAACAAAGATGACGTCATTGCTTACAATCAATCACCACATCAACGAGGTCAACACCTACGTTGAGAGTGTCGAGCACGCCAACAACACCTACTACATGTTTGTGTCGCGGCCGCAGCCATGGGCCAACTCGTCTGGCGGCAACGACGACACAGCGGTGCAAGTCGCCAACGATTCAGTCGTGCAGGTTCAGCTTGATACCTACAACGACATCATGTTTGGCAAGAAGATAGAGCCCACCGACATCAACCACGTGGCTCCGAGGTATAACTGGACGTCGAACACCGTCTACTCTCGCTACGACCAGAGTGACGCCAACCTATACTCGACATCATTCTATGTCATTACGGATCAGTACGCAGTATTCAAGTGCATCGACAATGCCGGAGGAAGGGCATCGACTGTAAAGCCCACTCTGACCGCAACTAGCGGAACATTTCAGACGGGAGACGACTACGTCTGGAAGTACATGTACAGCGTCGACGCCACGTCCAACGCGAAGTTCACGAGCGCTAGCTTTATTCCTATTCTGTCCAATTCGGCTGTTGTAGGGAATGCCGTCCCCGGGACAATCGACGTCATCCGAGTCTCCAACGGCGGTAACAGCTATTCGGTCTATGAGTCTGGATTCATCGATGCCATTGTCGATACCCTCACGATCAAGCTTCCAGATGACTCCTCATCCGCTGATGGGCACTACGTAAAGTCGTCAATATACCTCAAGTCCGGATTCGGCGCAGGTCAGGTCAGAGAAATAATCTCGTATGTGGGCCCGACCAGATCCGCGACCATTGACTCACCCATCGAGACATACACCCGTCTAGACTTTGCAAACAGCGTCACCATCTCTGGCGGCACCGTCGGTGAAACGGTGCGGCAGGAAATAGACTCCATCAACTACGTGTTCAGCACGGGCTACTTCAACGCTGGCGCCAACGTCGTGCAGACTACGTCAGGCGTTGCCGCCACGGTCCTTTCTGCCAACAGCAACGTCCTCCGGCTCTCAAAGTTCAACAAGGACCAGGACTTTACTGTGGGACTGGCGATCAGGGACCTATCCGATACGGGCGCCCTCAGGACAGACAAGGTCAACATATCCAATGCATCAACGCTTGGGCTTGGAATAGTCCTTACAGCTGGATCCGGATACACAGGAAACGCTACCGTAACCATCACGTCGAACAGCGGGTCTGGTGGAGTCGCCAACGCGCAGGCCAACTCAACTGGCAAGATAGTCGCCATCAACATATCCAACACCGGAACTGGTTACATCTCAGAGCCGACGGTGACGGTATCAGCCCCGACGGCGCAGACCTTCAACGCGAACACAGACGTGACCGGCGGTACTGGTGAGGGCTCAAACAACATTGTACTTCTGGCAACTGCCAACTCCTTTGCGGTCGGTGACCAGATAAGGTATACGGTCTCAGCGGGAAATACGGTAATCGGAGGGCTGACAAACAACTCCGTGTACTTCATCCAGTTCTCGAACTCGACCGTGGTTGCATTCTCCAACACCTCAAATACGTCGCCGGGGAACAGGATTGCCCTGACGAAGGGTGCGACTCAGACCGGTCACACGCTGCAGGGAATCAGAGCAACCGGAAGGATCGTCCCGACAAGCATGTACGCCGTGAACGCGGCTGCAGCCTCAACACTGGCAGCTGAGTATTCGGTGGGCAATTTCTTCAGGGTCGGAGAGAACGCCAACAACAACATCAAGAGAATCAGCAGCGTCAACTCGACCGTAGTCATAGTCGACAGTCCGTTCTCCAGCACGCTTCTGTCCGCAAACACCTACAAGCTGTCAACTGCTCTACTGCCGTCCTCCATCACGACTACAGTGGCATCTGGCATCATCTCGAATACGAACCTGGATTCCATAAGGCTCACAATCTCAAACACCACGGTGGCGGGCGCCTCGTTCATCCTGGGTGAGAGAGTGGACTTTGTAACGTCAGCAAATGCCTCACTCAACGCAAACGGCACGGTAGCATACTCCAACTCATCGACGCTGTTCATCGCCGGAATCAGCGGCACCTGGTACAGCGGTCAGAGGGTCCGGGGCAACTCGTCTGAGCTGGCTGCCGACATTGTGACTCTGGACAGCAACCCCAACGTCACGGTTAGGAATCCATCTGGCACATATACGCTCGGTGATCCAGTCGACTTCAGATCAACAACTGGCTCTAACACGGGTCTAGCGACTCTCACCTCGATCGTCAACCTGTCACGCGGCGCCATCGAGTACGAGATTGCGCCCACAGTCAGGATCACGGGTGACGGCAACGGAGCGATCGCGGTTGCAACCGTAAATCCAAACACCGGATTCTCAAACGCCATCCAGAGCGTCAGCGTGATCTCACCCGGATCAGGTTACACTCAGGCAAACGTGGTGGTGTACTCGAACACGCTATACGGATCAGGCGCCGTTGTTGCGCCCGTCATATCTCCTCTGGAGGGACACGGCTTTGATCCGATAAGTGAACTAGGCGCTCGCTATGCCGGCATGACCATAAAGTTTGACACCACCGCAAACGAGAGCTGGTACTTCCCGTCCAACGTCTCCTTCCGCAGGATAGGCATACTTAAGAATCCTAAGTTTGCAAACTGCACAGCTCAGACCGTAAACTACACCAGCGTTGATCTAAACTTGGCAAACCAGGCGGGCTCGTGGGTGCCCAACGAGTATGTCCTGCAGGCAACCACCAATGCAGTCGGAAAGGTCATCTCCAGTAACTCTACCGTCTTGCGCCTGTACGACACCACAGGCGTGTTTGCCCAGTCCAACACGATCGCTGGATTGACATCTGGCGCCTCGGCCAACGTGTCTGGCGTCACGTCGGTCAGGTTCATCGAGGGCGAGAACGTGTTGCAGGTCAACACCAACGCGTCTGGCAAGATATCACTGTATGTCGGAAATACGACTCTGTACTTGTCAAACGTTGTCGGCTCTCTTGCCAACAACCAGGTGATCCGCGGCTTGCAGTCGAATGCAGTAGCGACCGTAAGTTCCATATTCAGCGCTGATGGCTCAAGGAACTTGTCGACTACGTTTGCTGATAGGTTTAACCAGACATCAAGGCTGACTATCAACAGCAACACAGGCGCATTTGCAAACTTCGAGACCATCACGCAGGCTCAGACAAACGCCACGGGCAGGGTCATACTGACTGGATATGATCTAGATCTACAGGTCAACTCAGTTTCGGGATCATTCTCTATCGGTGACACCGTGACCAACTCCAATACGTCGGCAAACGCCAAGTGCGTGTTTGCCAACTCAAGCTACATCAAGCTGACCGCAGTCAGTAATACCAGTCTCTTTCCCGCCAACTCTGTTATAAATAATGGATTGGGATCCACAGCGACTGTGCAGAGGAACTATCAGGTCGTTATCGTTTCGGATGTCTCCAGAGCTAATAACTTTGAGACGGGGTCTCAACTTGTTACAGGACAGAATACAGGGTCTGTGGCCACACTGAGCTTGGTAACAGATCCCGACCTAACACGGGAATCGGGTAGAGTTCTTTACATAGAGAATTCAAACAGCGTGATCACTAGGTCGTTAAATAGCACAGAAGAATTAAGACTGATTATAAAGTTCTAACCCAGAGGGTCTACTGAATGTCTTTAGAAACCAACTTCAACGCAGCCCCTTACTTTGATGACTACAGCGCGAACAGCAACTACTACAGGGTGCTGTATAAGCCCGGCGTTGCTGTGCAGGCTCGTGAGTTAACTCAGTCTCAGACAATCCTTCAGGATCAGATCGACAAGTTCGGCAGACACATCTTCAAGGAGGGGTCTGTAGTCGAGGGATGCACTCTGGCATTCGACGACGGCTATGCCTACGTCAAGGTGACAGACACCGCTACAAACGGCTTCGTGATCAGCGTCGGTGACTTTGTCGGCGACAAGCTGGTGTCAGCGGCAAACCTCCAGGCTGTCATCGTTAACGCTATTGCAGGTCTAGAGACCAACGACCCCAACCTAAACACCTTCTACGTCAAGTACCTGAACTCCACAAACTACGCCAACGGCGCTCAGCAGAGGACGTTCGATCCTGACGAGGTCCTAGAGATCAGGACTCCAGACGACGTTCAGGTTGCGGAACTGGCAGTTGCAAATGCCGCCTATTCTCCCATCGGAACCGGATACGCGGTGTCCATATCCGAGGGCACCGTGTTTAACAAGGGCTTTTTCATTACAGTTCAGCCCCAGACAATCGTTGTGTCGAAGTACGACAACAGCCCAGAGGACCTAACGGTCGGGTTCATCACTGACGAGACCATCGCCACATCTGACAGTGATCCCTCTCTGTTCGACAATGCGCTGGGTTCACCGAACTTCAATGCGCCCGGCGCAAACAGGCTCAAGCTGTTTCCCAGACTCGCTACAAGGCCCATCGACACCTCTAACTCTGCGGCAAACACCTCGAACTTCTTCTCTGTTGTCGACTTCAACGGCGGTAAGCCCGTAGTCAAGCTCGTTGATCCCCAGTACGCCAAGATCGGAAACGAGATGGCGAGGAGGACATTCGAGGAGTCAGGCAACTACATTGTTGACCCATTCGAGCTCAGCGTAGCGTCAAACACCACCAACTCCAATAACCTGGTGCTTGAAGTGGGCAGGGGTCTCGGATACGTCCAGGGCTACAGGGTCGAGTATGCCGACACCAACCGCGCGAACATCAGGAAGGGAACTGATACCCTCTACTTCCCCAACCAGATCGTCACCGCGAACTACGGAAACTACGTCATCGTCAACGAGCTGGCTGGCGTCTTTGACATCAACACGCTCGACGATGTCGGTCTGTACGCAACTGCGGCTACAAAGCTCACAGCTGGCGACTACACACCGACTGGATCTGCGCCGGCAAACTTGATCGGCACCGCCAAGGTCAGAGGCCTGGAGTACGACTCCGGCATCCCGGGCACCCCGAGCTGCACGTACAGGATGTACCTGTTCGACATCAACATAACTGCCGGCAACTTTAGCTTTGCCGACGTTCGCTCGGTCTATGCCACCGACAGCGCCTCTGTAGCTGGATATGCAGATGCGGTGTTGGTCAGCGGTTCAGCCGTACTTAGAGAGACGGCCACTCCTGATGTGGTGTTCAGCCTGGGTCGCAGTGCCATCCAGACCGTGAACACGACTGCAACCTCGTTCTTCTACAGGACAAAGGGCACACGCACGTTCCAGGCAAACGGCACTGCCGTACTGACTCCCGCCGCTTCGCACCCGGGCGGTCTGGACACCATTGCACTGACGGGATCTCTTTCAGAGGCAAACGAGCTCAGGTTCGTAGTGGTAGCCAATACGGCTGCAAATGCCGTCAACGTGACTGCGGTCTCGGTGAGCGTGAACACCTCGTCTCCCAACGTCACAGGCAACGCCGTGTTCACCTCCAACTTTGAGGTGGGCGACTACGTATCAGTCGGCAACTCCTCTGTGTTCAACGTCAGAAGGGTCACGTCGATCACCAACACCACACACATGGTGGTGAACGCGAACTTCAGCTACGCCAACACGACTGCAACGGTAGCTAGACACTTCCCTGCAGGCGCACCGATTCCGTTTACCAGGGATGACTCCGCCAACGTGGTGGTTGCATCTGACGGCTCATCAGCTACCTTCAACCTAGGCACCAACCTGGCGTCGACATTTGTCGCTACCATCTACTATGACGCGTTCAGAAACCAGGCGGTTCAGGCATCGAAGGTCATCAACAAGAATCGCTTTGTCAAGATCCAGGCCAACACGCACCCAGCAGGCAACCAGGGCCCGTGGTCACTTGGCATTGCCGACGTCACAAAGATCAGAGCTGTCTACCAGGGCACCTCATACGCGACCACGAATCAGAACCTGTCCAGACTGTTCTCTCTTGACAGCGGACAGAAGGGAAGCTACTACGGGCTGGCTCAGCTCTCGATCAAGCCAGGCAGCGGTCACACGGTCGGCGCAAACGATCGCCTTCTGGTCGAGCTCGATCACCTCACTCCTGACTACTCGGGCGGCATCGGGTACTTCTCGGTCATGTCGTATCCGATCGACGACGCCAACACCGCCAACACGACGGCAATCCTGACGCAGGAAATCCCTGTGTTCACGTCTGAAACTGGCGTGTCGTATGACTTGAGAGACTCCATCGACTTCAGGCCGTACTCCAACAACACCGCAAACAGCGCTACGCTCATAGCCAACGCGACCGAGAATCCATCTGCAAACGTGGTCCTGTTCATCGACGTGGATGGCGCCTATTCGCCTTCGCCCGACAAGAACTTCAACACAGCGTTTTCTTATTACCTGGGAAGGAAGGACAAGATAGCCCTGTCTCCAGAGGGCGTTATCAACACGGTCGAGGGAGCCCCGGCCGCTAATCCGCTATCGCCCAGAGACCTTGACGGCGCCATGACCCTCGGCGTCCTGACAATTTCCCCGTATCCGTCACTGTCACAGGCTGATGTCAGGACATACCAGAGGCCAGAGTACGGCGTCACTATCGACCTGCAGCAGAATCGCAGGTACACGATGCGCGACATCGGCACAATCGACAAGAGGATGGCCCGACTCGAGTACTACACATCTCTATCCCTTCTCGAATCGTCTGCAAAGACACTGATTGTAAAGGATGATACGGGAGCTGAAAGGTTCAAGAACGGGTTCATCGTCGATCCGTTCAAGGGCTTCACTGTTTCAGACACCAGCAGCCCCGAGTTCAAGGCATCCATCGACATCAAGCTGCAGGAGATGGCACCGACCGTCAATCGCACCTACGTTGATCTAGATCTGGACACGGGCGCAAGCACCGGAGTCGTGAAGGAAGGAAACCTCATAACGCTGGTAGGCAACACGGTCCCATACATCGAGCAGCCCTTTGCATCGAAGGTGCGAAACTGCGTAGAGAACATCATCTACGTCTGGACGGGCAACATCGAGTTGACGCCCGGCGGCGACGCACAGCCAGACATCGACAGAAACCCAGACGTGGTTGCAAACTTCGACCTGTCTGGTCTCACCCCTCTGATCAATGCTCTGCCAAACCTCACAGGTGTTGAGCGCATCGTCAGCAGCTCACCGGTTACGACAACAGTCGACAGAACCTCTACAACAGTAAATAGACAAAATTGGACTCAAACCACTACCACAACCAGAGACGTAGTAGCAACAACAACCGAAACGACTATTAGATCTGACCTCGACTTCAGTGCGTCGACTCTCAACACGTCATTCGACTTCGGCGACGTGGTTCAGGACATTGCAATCCAGCAGTTCATCAGGCCTCGCAGGATAAGCTTCAGCGCTACAAACCTAAAGCCGAATACCCGGGTGTATGCATACTTTGACGGTCAGCCGGTGTCTCAGCATTGCTCTCCTACCTCATCTATAAGCCTGGGTGATCCCCTTGTGACGGACTCTCTTGGAACAATTCAAGGAAGGTTCATCATCCCGGCTGAGACCTTCAAGACGGGTGATAGAGTCTTTAGGCTTGTCGACGTTGACGATCTAGTCGTGGCAGCTGATTCTGTAACGACACAGGCTGCAGCCACCTACTCTGCCAGCAACATCACGATCACGAAGGCCAGACTAGGGCTCAACTCAAGACTTCCTGACATCGCGATCAACACCGTGAACGTGACTCAGGGAACTAGAGTTTCATCCAGAACGGTCTCCAGTACAGTCATCAACACAACAGTTCAGCAATGGGACCCCATCGCGCAGACGTTCCTCATCAACGAGATCGAGGATAACACCGGCATCTTCATGAAGAAGCTTGACCTGTTCTTCAGGACCAAGCACCCCACGCTCGGTGTCGAGGTTCAGATCCGCGAAGTCGAGAACGGGTCACCGACGCTTAAGATCGTGCCGTTCGGCAGGAAGCACCTGACTGCCGCTCAGGTCACCGTCAGCAACGACTCGACGGCAGTGACCTCGTTCGAGTTTGACACTCCCGTGTTCCTCAAGGCTGGCTCAGAGTATTGCTTTGTCGTGATGCCTGACGGATCCAACGACGGGTACAACATCTGGCTCGGAGAGCTCGGGGCTACCGACATCAGAACTGGCAACCCAGTCTACTTCAACAACTCGACCGGCGTCATGTTCACATCGTCGACAAACAGGATCTGGACTCCGTTCCAGAAGGAAGACATCAAGTTTGTCATCCACAGGAAGAACTTCACGACTACATCGGGCACTGCGGTGTACAAGAACTCCAACACCGAGTACCTGACTGCCAACAACTTCGGCGGCTTCTTCCTTGCCGGAGAGAAGGTGTATGTCAGCAATGCCGTGAACATCATCTCTTCCAACGTGTCGACTAGCAACTCATCTAACGCCATCGCCGTGATCGCCAACTCGACCTCGAACGCGCAGGCCCTGTTCGCGAACGGCAGCTACATCTACGTGACGTCCAACACCGGAAACACGACCGACGTGAGGTTCATCACCAGCGTCCCTAACGCGAGTCACGTGGTGGTTGATTCCATACTCTCGTTCACTGACGGCAACTGCTCCATCGGTTACCTGAAGTCGAACGGCGCTCTGTTCGGCTACATGTCCAGGGTCTCTCTGGACACAGGTATCGTGCACCTGGAGAGGTCCTCTGCCAACTCCACGTCGGGATTTGGAAACGTGGTCACGGGCACCGCAAACGCAATCCTTATCGGCGAGGAGTCACGGGCCAAGGCCAATCTGGTGTCAGTCGACAACCTGGTCTACTCGGTGGTCATCCCGCAGTTCTCTTATATCTCGCCCACTGGCACGTCCGCGTACCTGCAGATGAAGGGATCCAACGCCACTACCAACGACGCGGTCTACACGACCATGACCGGCGACCTTGAGACGTTCTTTACAGATCGTGAGAGGACCATCAGGTCGTACTCCAACGAACTGCAGGCGGGCGGCGCAAAGAGTGTCGAGGTGACCATCCCTCTCACTGCTACAACAAACAAGACTTCGCCGTTCATCGACGACATCAAGTCCAACATAGTCACACTACGAAATGTCTCCGGCAACACCTCTACCCTTGCCAGAGAGACCTATCCCACGGGCGGCAACACGGGCGCAAAGTACATCTCCAAGAGAGTTGTTCTGGCTGAGGGTCAGGACGCCGAGGATCTCCAGGTGTACCTGTCAGCCTACAAGCCGTCCAACACCGACATAACGGTGTATGCAAAGTTCCTGAACGGCGAGGACGCTGAGGGCATCGAGAACAAGTGGTGGACGCCCCTCAACCAGAATACGTCATCTGCGGTGGTGTCAAGCAGAGTCGATCGAAACGACTTCAAGGAGTTCGTGTACGATCTGCCATTCAAGTATGCAGTCAACGCGGCGTCGAACACCGCAATGGCTGACTACGCTGTCTACGGCACGTTCACCAACACGAGCATATCATCCAACACCATCACGATCTCGAACACGACTCCGCTCGACATCGGCACGCTGGTCTACTACATCGGTACCGCATCAAACAGCATATCGAACGGCTTCTACAGCGTGTTCACCTCTAACACGACCGCGGTCAGACTTGCTACGGCGGGCACGTCGACTCCGGTTACCATCACTCCGGCGGCTTCTGCGAACACAGCATCCCTGTACGTGGTGCCGCAGACTGCATTCAAGGACCTGTCCCTGAGCAATGTGGTCTCCTACTACACCAGTACGGGCGCTCACGTGCACTCATACAAGACGTTCGCGGTGAAGATAGTGATGACCACCGAGGAGGGGTCCCACATAGTTCCCAGGGTCTCCGACATGCGCGCAATCGCCCTGCAGACATGATGAATCAGTACTTAAAGGTCAAGGATGAAGAGAGTCTAGTTCGAGACACCTCTTCATCGGCTATCCTAAATACAGATAGTTTGGCTCTGCAGAGCTATAAAACAAGAAAGGCCAAGGAGGCGGCGATCGACAGAGTTCTCAGAGAGCACGACGAGCTCAAGAGTGAACTCAGAGAGATCAAGGGTCTCCTCAAGGATCTAGTAGGGCAGAGATGACAATAACTGTTACACCAGTTTCAAATACGCAGACATTCGGGTCTTGGCTATCGGTAACTAACCGACTCGCTAACTTGATGACGCAGAACACCGTCACCACCGACTCTACAACTGGAGGCTCACTGACGGTCGGTAACGGGTATGTCCAGGGCCACTTCGGCGCAGACGTGCTCTATGCCGGAAGCGGTCTGGTCGGCGGGAACGTGTCGACCAATAGCTCTCTCCTCATACTTTCAAATTCAGCCTTTAGGTACACGACAGCAAACCTATTCTCTGTAGCTGCAAACACCACGACTCAAGTCATTACGGCGGCCGTAAACACCTTTACAATCACGTCTAACACCGTCTCAGTCACGTCTAACACCGTCTCAGTCACTGGCAACTCCACGTTCTCTAACACCATCACCGTTACCGGGGCAGCAGTTCTTTCAAACACCCTGAGTGTTGCAGGCGATGTCACCTTCCTTAGCACAGCAGCTCTGGTGGCTAACGGGTCGGTCGGCACGTCTGGGCAAGTCCTCTCTTCGAACGGAACTGGTATTTACTGGAGCACACCTGCGGCTACCGGCGTCACCAATGTAGCCAGCGGCAACGGACTTAGTGGTGGGCCAATAACCAGCACAGGATCCTTGCTTGTCGTGCAGGGAACCGGTACGGTAGTCAACACCACTGGCGTGCACGTCAACTCCTCTATGTTTGTCAACACCTCTGCCGCCTACACCATCACGGGAGTGCACACCTACCAGACTAACGTGATTGTCGGTAACACCACGGTCAACACCCAGCACTCAAACTCTGTCATCCTTATATCGAACTCTACTAGCACCACAAGCCTCGGACTGACTAACATACGAGTCGGTAATACCGCCACCAACGTTATAATATCCAACACCACCTCGACATTCGGTGGCAATGTGGTCATTTCTGGGTCTGCCAACGTCACGGCAAACCTGACTATATCTGCAACCGGCGAGCTCATCATCTCCAACGGCGCCGGAATCCAAGCAAACGGTACGTTTGGCACATCAGGTCAGGTGCTGTCATCAAACGGTACGGGCGTGTATTGGGCCAACGTTGCAGCTAGCGGTGGCAGCGGACTGTTCAACACCAGTCTCACCGCCTCGGTCGGCTTTGCTGCTAACTCGACTCTGTCACCGGCATTCACGGCTCCAGGAACTGCTGGTCTCAGGTACATCGTGTACTCCATCCACGTGACCAACATCGGAACGGCAAACAGCGGCGTGACTGCTAAGATCAACGGGGCAACATATGCCAACGTATCCCTTGCTACCACAGTTCCTCTGCCTGTAGAGTCTGCAGTCGAGCTCTTGAAGATGCCCAAGGTCATGCAGCCATCTGACGTGCTGAGCATCCAGGTTCAGGACAACACTCCTCTGCACGCCACGATCACGTACGAGACCCAGACAAGCACCAACCTGTTTGGGGCTGGCGTGGACATCACTGCTGACGCTACGTTTACGGACCTCTACACTGCGTCCGGCAACGCTGTCATCCAGTCGGTGCTATTGAGCAATGACGACGGAGTCAACGACGTCAAGGCTCGTGTGGTCTGGACTGATGGCTCCAACAATATCCAGGGCTACTACTGCTATGACCTGATCATTCCAGCCGACGCGACGGTTGAGATCCTAGAGCAGGCCAAGTACCTACCGAGCGGCTTCAAGATCAGAGTCTACGCCAACGTGGGCAATAGGCTTGAGGCTGCGGTGTCTGGGAGACTCATCTGATGAGCGGTAGCACTACTAAGGCGCCGTTTAGACTACAGGATGTAAGAGACGCCATTCTGAACAACGGGTGGGTGATTTATAATCGAGACAATGATCCGGGAACCCTGTGGACATGGGGTTTAAACGCGTTCGGCCGACTAGGCGACAATACAAGTGTTAATAGGTCATCACCAGTGCAGGTGCCAGGGACCCAATGGACCGAAGTCTCTAGTGGCGGTTATCACACCGCAGCCCGGAAGTCAGATGGGACTCTGTGGACATGGGGTAGCAGCGGCAGCGGTGAGCTCGGTGTAGATCTGATCGGCCTTGTAAGCAGATCATCTCCAATTCAGGTGTCAGGGACCCAGTGGACCGAAGTCTCCAGTGGTGGTTGTCACACCGCAGCCCGGAAGTCCGACGGGACCCTGTGGACATGGGGTGACAACGTTGCTGGTCGACTAGGCGACAGTACAGCCATTTCAAGGTCATCACCTATTCAGGTGCCAGGGACCCAGTGGACCGAAGTCTCTAGTGGTGGTCGTCACACCGTAGCCCGGAAGTCAGATGGGACCCTGTGGGCATGGGGATTAAATGGATCCGCTGAGCTGGGTGATGGGACAGTCATTTCAAGGTCATCACCAGTTCAAATACCCGGTACTCAGTGGACCGAAGTCTCGGGTGGTCTTTGTCACACCGCAGCCCGGAAGTCAGATGGGACCCTGTGGGCATGGGGTTTTAATAATTGGGGCCGATTAGGTGACAATACAAGTATTAATAGGTCATCTCCAATTCAGGTGCCAGGGACCCAGTGGACCGAAGTCTCTAGTGGTGGTTATCACACCGCTGCCCGGAAGTCAGATGGGACCCTGTGGACATGGGGATGCAATGGGTTTGGTCAACTAGGTGACAACAGCAACATCCTTTCAAGGTCATCCCCAATTCAGGTGCCAGGGACCCAGTGGACCGAAGTCTCTAGTGGCGGTTGTCACACCGCAGCTCGGAAGTCCGACGGGACCCTGTGGACATGGGGATGCAATGGGTCTGGTCGACTAGGTGATAATACAGCCATCCAAAGATCATCACCGATTCAGATACCAGGTACCCAGTGGACCGAAGTCTCTGTCGGTGCTACAGGTAGTCACACCGCAGCCCGGAAGGCTGTCTAATAATTAGTAAGATCTCTATGGAGACACAGTACAAATGAGATACTTCAAGTTCACTCAGGTCGACTCGATCACTGGGATCTCAGTCAACAGGGAGACCTCCAAGGAGGGACCCAAGAATCCGGACCTTGACGGCCTGCAGATCCTAATGCAGGACGGCATCAACTCGTGCTTCTGGTATGGTACCGTGTCAGAGGATGCAGAGCCCAACCCAGAGAATCAGTGCTGGGAGCTCACGCCGCAGGAGTTTGCCGACGCGGTCAAGGCCAATCTTGACAGAGAGGTCGACAGAGCCAGGGAGCAGCTGTTCGAGGAAGAGCGTGGACTCCGAAGAGTCTACCTGCAGGGCAAGTACGACGACACGGCATCCATCGCCGGCATCTACAAGTACGAGCAGGCCAAGGCATACCTTGCCGGCGATCCAGGAGTAAAGCCAGTCCTCGAGACGGAGGCTTCAGTTCGCGGCGTCACCGTGCAGGTCCTGGCCGAGAGGATCGTAGCCAACCACGAGAGCTTCAGGACAAAGGAAGCCATCATCGCCGGACTCAGGGGCAAGCAGCTCGACAGGATCAACGGCTTTCAATTCGACGCCGCAGATCCATGGGGATCCTGGCAGGAGTTCTTCAAGCTTGAGACCATCGGAACGAGGACCGAACAGGTGTTCGAGAACGGACAGATGGTCGACAAAGAAGTTCCTCTCCAAGTCAGGCACTACGGTCCGGAACTCGGGGCTAGATACCAGGTGATCGAAGGGGGCTGATGTGCCTGTAACTAATGCCGACTGCGGGGTATGGAGCCTCGACGAGGTCTACCTGAAGATCAGCGCCAACAAGTGGGTGTGCTACAGTCCGGCAAATGATCCAGGTTCACTATGGGCTTGGGGTACAGGTTATGGTGGGCAACTCGGTAACAACACTACAGGCAAAGTGTCCTCTCCGATACAAGTACCCGGTATCTCATGGATGGAAATTTCAGCTGGTGGTAACCATTCCCTAGCCAGAAAATCAGATAGGACTCTGTGGTCATGGGGATATAACCAATTTGGCATCCTCGGTGACAATACGTTGGTCAATAGATCCTCTCCGATACAGGTACCAGGTACCTCATGGGTCGAGGTAGCAGCTGGCATGTCCCTTTCCCTAGCTCGCAAGTCAGATGGGACTCTGTGGTCATGGGGGTATAATGGTAATGGTCGTCTTGGACTTAATACCTCAGCTGCCTATCCGGCGGACAGTAGGTCCTCACCGACACAAATACCGGGTACCTCATGGTCTGATATTGCGACCTCGGGTATAGTCTCACTAGCTAGAAAGACAGATGGAACTCTATGGTCTTGGGGGTATAATGTTCTCGGGCAGCTTGGTTTAAATGATAGAGTCCAAAGATCATCACCGACACAAATACCAGGTACCTCATGGGTGGAAATGTCTCCTGCTGGTGGTGCGGGAACCGGTCCCGTCTTAGCTCGCAAGTCAGATGGGACTCTATGGTCCTGGGGATATAATGGTAATGGGCAACTTGGTTTAAATGATAGAGTCGATAGGTCCTCTCCGGTACAAGTACCAGGTACCTCATGGGTTGAGGTGTCGACAAAAAACTATGTTTCTGTAGCTCGCAAGTCCGATAACACCTTATGGGTCTGGGGTAGAAACTTTAATGGAGAACTTGGTTTAAATGATAGAGTCCTAAGATCATCACCGACACAAATACCAGGTACATCCTGGATTGAGGTGTCTGCTGGTGGGGTCGGACTAGATCCTTTTACCCTAGCGCGTAAATCGGATGGGACCTTATGGTCTTGGGGTAGAAATAGATTTGCAGAACTCGGTGACAACACCGGAATCACTAGGTCCTCACCGGTACAGGTACCAGGTACCCAATGGCTTGATATATCAGCTGGTGTTCAAAATGCCCTGGCCCGCAAGTCAGTTTAACGTAGGAAACAAGTAAGATGAGATACCTTAAGCTCATTCCCAATAAGTAACTAAAACACTTAAGGTCTTACATCATGCTTGAATATGTGACTATAAAGCGAGACTTTATCCCGCAACACATTGTAACGCACCTGCTTGCTCTGACTGACTCGGTGGCTTATCCGACCTCAACAGGTCACGGATCCACCGAGTCAGTCAACGCAGAGTATAGGAACACGGGTCGACACAAGATCCCGCCGCAGACACTCATAGATATAGAGTCGACTGCAAAGCATATCCACGAGACTCTGCTTGCACCAAAGCACCGGACTACACTTAAGTCCGTAGAGGAGCCTCAACTGCTATCGTATGGACCTGGCGGCAAGTACGACCCACACAATGACTCGGAAGACTTTGTCAACAACAAGCTGACCAGGGTAGTCCCCAGAGACTGGACTATGATCTGGTATCTGAACGACGACTACGAGGGCGGCAAGCTAGACTTCTGCAGGCTCGGGATCACGTTCAACCCCAAGGCGGGAGACATGATCATATTCCCGTCCTATGCAGAGTTCGAGCATGCAGTGACGCCGGTTACTCGAGGTGTCCGCAAGTGCCTAGTGACATGGATTGAAACAGACAGGAGAGTGTATGAGCGCTGAGTATGAGCAAGAGGGCTTCGTGATCATCAGGAACTTCATCCCTGACTTTATGGCCGCCTTCTTTCGCGAGCACATGAACACCCTGCGCATAGCGGGTAAGATGACAGACGGCGATCCGCAGGTCGGGAAGAGTCACTGCGTGTATGGAGACCCAGCGCTCGACACGTTCATGCTTATGTCAGCTCCGATGCTAGCTAGAGCGACCGGTCGACCACTGCTACCGACATACACCTACGCCAGGATCTACGAGAGAGGCGCTGAGTTGCTTCCCCACGTGGATAGGCCAGAATGCGAGCACTCGATGACCATAAGCTTCGGCGGAGACTACGACGAGCTCTGGCCCATATGGCTCATGGATCCAGAGAAGAAGGTGCCTCAGATGGCGGCTCTCCATCCTGGCGACGCGGTGATCTACAAGGGCACGAAGCTCCATCACTGGCGTGACGAGTTCTTAGGTAGGACTCAGTACCAAGCGTTTATGCACTTTGTGGAAGAAGGCGGTCAGTACGGAGACAGGCTCTTTGATGGAAGGCCATATATAGGTATGTCAGCCGACACGAAGAAGTGAAGGATATCCTATACCATGAGCTACACCGACTACGTCGTGTTCAATCCTAAAGTAGAGCAAGTAGCGACCGACATCCTGCAGATAGAGTTCTGGAAGCCAGAGTTCTGCAGGATCCTGACCGAAGCCGCTGACTCCATCAACCAGTACGAGAGCAGACCCAACGATCCAGTCCCGGGTCAGGAGCTCAGGATCGACAAGATCAGTCCGGAGCTCTACAGGTCATTCTGCATGCACTGGAAGCAGACCGTTCAGCCGGTACTAGAGGACTTCTACAAGATGCCGTCTAGCATGTGGTTCAGCGGCTGGAAGGTGCCGTTCATCATCAAGTACACGCCGACTACGCAGAGGGAGTTGCCGGTGCACTGGGATGACTCTATGGTGACAGGCACCGTGAAGCTGAATGACGAGCACGACGGCGGAGAGCTAGAGTTTCCGAGGTACGGCTTTACCAACAAGAAGTCACCAGTCGGATCCATGCTGGTGTGGCCCAGTGGTCTGCAGCACATCCACAGGTCAACGCCTGTCACCAGAGGCACGAAGTACTCTCTAGTGGCATGGACAAAGACGTCCCCTCAGCAGGATGGTCTGAACTATGGTAGCGTTTGACCAGGCAAAGGAGCTGTTTGACAAGAGAGAATACCTAGCTTCACTTGAGTTCATGGCGGCCGTGCACGTACACGAGAGAGACAGCACCGTCAGGCGGGCGCTCAAGCTCAACATGGCTAAGTGCTTCTATCAGCTGCGTCGACCTGACCTTGCCGAAGGGCTCATCAGAAACCTCGACTACGGATCCGACGATCCTATGGCTCAGATAGACCTGTCACTGTACCTGAACTGGCAGGGAAAGCACGACGAGTCGTTTCAGATCCTCCAGTCACTCCCGCAGGACATTCCCGCAGTCAAGTTCAACCTGGGCTGGCACCTGGTCAGACAGGGCAAGTTCCTGGAGGGCTTTGATCTGATGAACACCGGTCGAGAGATCAACGTGTTCGGAAGCATCCACAGAGACGCCAGGGTGGATCCAAGGAAGATCAGAGCTCCGACCAAGAGAGACAGGACTGCGGTCTACATGGAGGGAGGTCACGGCGACTGCCTGATCTTTGCCAGATGGCTTCCGCTGCTCGAGCGCGAGTCTGACTCTCTGGTGGTATACTGCCCCAAGTCGATGGTAGACTTGATCCGTGGCATGGGTCACCTAGCGTCAGCTGAAAAGAACTTTGATCCTAACCAGTTCGACTGCGTGGTTCCGTCCATGGCGATCCCGTCTCTGCTCAGACTCGATGATCCATTTGAGGAAGTGGACAGGCCTGACTATATACAAGTCAACGTCGAGGATCCCACGCTGAAGTTCAAGCCTGGATTCAAGATCGGCGTGAAGTGGGCGGGCAACCCAGAGTTCGAGCACGAGCAGTTTAGGCAGGTTCCGGTGGAGAACTTCGAGTCACTAGCTAGCGTCGGTGACCTCTACGACTTCCAGATAGAGAGCCATGCGGTCAGAGGATCCACGTGGATCGGCAATCGGATAAATAGCTGGTTGGACACATACTGCATTATGAGAGAGATGGATCTAGTCGTATCTAGCTGCACGTCGGTGGCGCACCTAGCCGCTGGGATGGGCAAGGGATTGGCCGTACTGACTCCGCTGGTTCCTTACTTCGTGTGGGAGGGAAAGCCCTGGTACGGTTCGAACGTCCTAGAGCTGCGGCAGAGAGTAGACGGATCCTGGGGTGACGTGTCAGAAGAGATCAGAAGTAGGATGGACTCAGGGACATGTCAGGTACCGTAGAGACAAACGTATTCACGCTGAACAAGCTCTATCAGCTGGTAGTTGATGGGCAGGTAATTTATAGTAGCTCCAATAGTAACGTAACGGAATTGTGGTCCTGGGGCTGTAATTACGCCGGTGCATTAGGTGTTGGCATTACAAATGACAGATCATCCCCGACACAGATACCTGGTACTCAGTGGACTGCAATCCAAGGTAAAGGAAGTGCACGTGCAGCTCGTAAATCCGATAATACACTGTGGATTTGGGGGTGTGGTGCCTTTGGTCAGATCGGCGATAATACAGTAGTTCAAAGATCATCACCAATTCAAATACCGGGTACTCAGTGGGCTGAGATCTCTAGTACAGTTAATAGTAATGCAGCTCGTAAATCAGATGGAACCCTGTGGACATGGGGTTCTGGCTCATCAGGTCGGTTGGGCATCAACAATACTGAAAACAGATCGTCTCCCGTACAAGTACCGGGTACTCAGTGGTCTAGGATTTTTCGCGGAAGCGCCGGTGGTTTTGCAGCTTTTAAAAGCGATAATACCTTGTGGGTTTGGGGTGATAACACGCGGGGACAGTTGGGTCAAGGAAATGTCATAGCAAGATCATCACCAATTCAAATACCGGGTACTCAGTGGGTCGACTATTCTGGTGATAAGGTCGATGGCCATGCAATGGCGCGTAAATCAGATGGGACCCTGTGGACATGGGGCTTTAACATTGCTGGGCAGTTAGGTAACAGTTATACCACTGACAGATCTTCGCCCGTACAGATATCAGGCACACAATGGACCGACATCTCGGCTGGTGCAAGATTTAGTCTAGCTCGTAAATCAGATGGAACACTGTGGTCTTGGGGCCTTAATGATGACGGCCGTCTCGGTCATAACACTACCATTAGTGTATGCGCTCCTACTCAGGTGCCTGGTAACCAGTGGTCAGGAATTTCAGGGGGATATAGGTCAAGCGGTGCACTTAAGACGGATGGAACTTTATGGGCTTGGGGAGATAATTATTTTGGCAATGTAGACATATCTAGAATAAATAGATCTTCGCCGGTTCAGGTACCTGGAACTCAGTGGACCGAATTTGCAGTTGATGGACGCTCATTTTTGGCTCGCAAATTTGCTTAATAATTAAAACTTGAAAGGGTGTGCACCATATCATGAAAGCAGTGAACTTCTGCATCGGACTACCTCGTTCTGGATCTACGGTTCTGATGAATATCCTTCAGCAGAACCCAAAGATTTACACCACCGGAACATGTCCACTACCCTATGTGACCGAAGCCGTCAAAGCTCAGTCGACGTCGGTGTCAGAGTTCATAGCCATGCCGCAGGACACCGCCGCTGAAGCGGTCAAGGGCTTCATCCGCGGCGGCATTGACGGCTGGTTCTCCACGCTGACTGACAAGCCCGTGGTCATCAGCAAGTCTAGGACTTGGGATACACACATCAATACCCTGTTCACGATCTACGATGATCCCAAGTTCATAGTATGCCTCAGGGACCTCAGAGACATCATAGCGTCGTTCGAAAAGCTACTGTTCAAGAACACGCACATACATATGGGATCCAGAGATGATCCCTTCCACATGCTACCCGTGTCAAAGCGAGTAGAGCTTTACTGCACCGACGTTGGCGGAAACATGGGTAGACCTCTCATGTTTCTCAGGCACGTGTTCGAGTGGATGCAGAAGAGGCCCAACAACTTCTTCATTGCTCGTTGGGAAGACTTCAGCAAGGAGCCAGTCAGGTCACTTAGGTCCATGTACCAGTGGCTAGGCATGGACAACTATGAGCACGACATGAAC